GCAGGCCGAGAAAGCCATGTTAGGTGGCGCCAAGCTGATAAAAGGTGGTGACGCTGAAGGAGGAACCATTGGCGGCGGCAATATGGGCGCCGCTGGCATTATGACACCGACAAGGGTACCAGCCGCTGGCACAGGAGCAAGTGGCCCTCCAGGAAGGAATTATGCAACACCACGTCCAGGTACACCACGTCCAGGTACAGGCGAACATGGCCCAGCAGGGCGTTATGCACCAAGACAGGTAGCCGCAGGCACAGGTCAGCATGGGCCAGCAAATCGTTATGCACCAAAACCAAACTATGCAACTGGTGGTGATCCACTACTTCAAAGTGGTGGTGAATTTGATAGTAAACAAGATGGTGATCCATATCTTCAAAACTTGATACGAAATGCCGGTGTAAAACCACGAAATAGTATGGCTCCCACACCTAGAAAGAACCCGTTTCGAGGAACACCAAAAAGAGGTGATGATAGTCCAGAATGGTATAATAAAGGCAATACTAAAACAGCAAAGCCGAATTTACTGAAGTGGATGAAGAAAAATGCAACACAACCTAAAGCATTTGATCAAGATAACGTTAATAAGTAATGAAAATTAATGAAGTAATACTTGAGAATAAAGATCGCCTTGCTAAAAAGATTGAAAAACTCAATCAAGAAATAGAGATTGCTAAAGAAAAAACTGGCAAGGCGCCTGCTAAATTACAAAAAGAACTTGATCGTTTAGTAACGGCTTTTCCTGATTTTGCTGATTACCAGGCAGAAAAACAACAAGCGGCTCGACAATCTAGTCATGATGATATGTTGTCAAGAATTAAAACAGCCGAGTTTGGTGTTGGTACAAGTACAAATTTAATAGCTGCCGAAGCAGGTGATATGGCAATAGCATTACATATGCTACGTGATGTGCCTGGCCAATTGGATGATGACATAGCAAATGTATTAATGTCATTTAATGGCAGGTCAAAAACAAATCCACCATCAAGACAAGAAGTAGAAATAGCAAAAGCAATTATTGTTCGTGCTAAAGAACTTGGTGTACTTGATGCATATAAAAAACGAGCAATAAAAAAATTAGATAAAGATAAAATGAAGTGGGATTATGATAAAGAAAATCCTGCAGAGTTTCAAGACGAAGATTAAAATCTAATCAATAGTTTTATCACCTTCCGTTAAAGATCGTACAGTTAATATCTCACCTTTTTTAAGTGGTCGGTTAATAGATAAATGTAAGCACCATGCTTCTTCATACCGTAGTCCCCAATCATAACCACCTGATAACATCATTTCTCGCAGTGAGCAGTTGGGGTTGTCTGATGTTGTTAAAAATGCACCTAATTCTGTAGTTATTAAAGAACCCTCGCCAGCATGGCCGCGACCTTGCCCCACATGAATGTGAGGATGAGTAACTGAAGTTATTCCGACAAATCTTCTATGTGGTATATCTTCTGCGGCGCATAGGACAAAAACGCCTTTCTTTTTTCGTATTGTTAAGAATGTAGGTAACATATAATATTTAAAGTGGTTTCTGATATAATAATAACTTGACTTAATTGTACTATAATAAAGAAAAGGTATAAATAAAAACAGTTTAGGCGGCTTGTCTTGCGCCTAAAAAAATTTGACTGGAGAATAAGAATGACGCAATTAATTAACCCTCAACAGTTTACTGAAGCCACAGGCCTATTAAGGTCTTTTTTTATGGCTAAAGGATTTGAAGAGGTACATACTCAAAATAGATTATCAATATTAGCCGCGTGTGAAGATCCAACAACTGTAGCAACATATAACTATGCCGGAGAAGTTTGGCCACTTCCACAAACTGGCCAAATGTGGCTCGAGTACGAGCTTTTAACTAAACCCCATGTCCCGGGGTTTTTTTGTGTTTCAACATCCTATAGGCAAGAACCTAATGTTGTAGAAGGTAGACATGATTTAATTTTCCCAATGTTTGAATTTGAAATGCCAGGTGACATGAATGATTTAGAAAAAATGGAAAAAGAACTTATGGAATACTTAGGTTGGTGTTCTAAGGGTGGAGTTGTTGCAAAGGATTATCTTGCATGGTGCGAGGATTTTGGTGTTCAAGAACTCGAGCATGAGCACGAAGACGCAATGTGTAAGAATTGGCAAGGTAGAGTTTGCATGATTAAAAACTTCCCTAATTACACAAGTCCTTTTTGGAACATGAAACAAAATGGTGACGGAACGGCCGCAAAAATTGATGTAATTATAGCGGGCATGGAAACTATTGGTTCAGCAGAGCGCAGTAGTGACACTACTGAAATGCGAGAAATGTTTCATACAATTAGTGATGGTATGTATGCAGATTTATTGTTTGGAACATTTGGTAAAGATCGTGTAACAAAAGAACTAGATGACTTTTTACAATTAGATTTTATTCCAAGAGTAGGTGGTGGAATAGGCATGACACGTTTTATTCATGCGATGGAACAATATAAGTTGCGTGGTATAGTAGCAAATATGCACCGATAAAAAATGATCCGGGGTGCTGGAATAGGTATACAGGCCCTACCGTTTATAGGGTGCCCAATGGGCAATGTTGGTTCGATCCCAACCCCCGGAGCCAATTATTTATGCTTGGAAATAGCATAAATATGTATTATGAAGTTTGGAATATTTGTTCTGTTGACGGCGCTGTCGATCAGCGCCGTTGCCGCATATTATAGTATTATTGGCTTAATGGCAATATTTGCCGCGGCCGCTGTGCCTATAGCAATTATGGGTGTAGTATTAGAGATAGGTAAGTTAGTAACTGCCTCGTGGCTCTACCAGTTTTGGGCTCGCATACCAAAATTTCTAAAGTATTATCTTACTATAGCAGTTGTTGTCTTAATGTTCATTACGTCTATGGGTATCTTTGGCTTTTTATCCAAAGCACACGTAGAGCAAACAAGTAATACAACACAAGCAGAAGCAAAAGTAGAGCGTATTAATGAAAAGATTAATCGATTTACTGGGCGAGTAAATGTTACTAAAGAGAAAATAGAGCGGTTGCAAAGTAAAGATCACGGTCAGCATAATACAAATATTGCCTCAGCTATTGAACAACAAGAAGAAATACGTGATGGTGCTTGGGGTAGAGTCAGCAGTAGTATTAGCCAAGAGAATCAACAAATAACAGCATTAAGAGCGCAATTAGAAAAAGATATTGCTATACAAGAACAACGAGTGTCTAATGCTATAGATCGTGTGCGTGATGATGTTGCTGTTAAACAACAAGCAATAGACCGTATAAATCAACAATTAGCACAATTAGATAAAGAAGTTCAAGCATATGTAGATAAAGGCGTAGAGAAGCGGACATGGGGACAACCGATTGATTGGATTAAGCGTGGTAAAGAATTGCGTGAAAAACAAAAACCCGAGCGAGAGGCCTTGGCATTTAAAATTAGAGAGATTGAGCAAGAGATAGATGGTATAAGGCAGGATGAACTTGCCATCTCAAATGAAGTGCAAACAGAAATTACTGCATTGCGCGAAGCATTAGCAGTTGCTATTCGACCACATCAAAATAAAATAGCACAATTGCGTGAAAATACCCAATCAGAAATTGATGAAGCTAATGCTGAAATTAAACAACTTCAAGAACAAATGGGTATGAAAGCAGATGAAGTAGAAACAAAAGTAAATGAATTAGAAGTAGTAATAGAAGATTACTATACACAGATAGATACACTTAAAGAGCAACGTTTTGTACTTGCTACAGAAGTACGCCAGTTAGAAGTAGAAGTAGGGCCTATTAAATACATTGCTGGTTTAGTATACGGATCTAATGTTACACGTGATTTATTAGAAGAAGCAGTACGTTGGGTAATTATTACAATTATATTTGTATTTGATCCACTTGCAGTATTATTAGTTGTTGCTGGTAATATGACATTAAAACGTTTTAGAGATCCTTCCGAAAAAAAAAGACCGATCCACGCTGGGCCGAAGCAGGATTCTAACCAGGAAGAAACAGTGAGAATAGAGGAAGTTGTTGTTGAAAAGGAAGTAGTTGTTGAAAAAGAAGTTCCTGTAGAAGTAATTAAAGAAATCATTAAAGAAGTAAAAGTTCCTGTTGAGAAAGAAGTTATTGTTGAGAAAATAGTAGAGAAGGAAGTTCCAGTAGAAGTAATTAAAGAAGTAGAAGTAGAGAAAATTGTTGAAAAAATTGTAGAAAAAGAAGTGCCAGTAGAAGTTATTAAAGAAGTTATTAAAGAGGTAGAAGTTCCTGTTGAAAAGATTGTAGAAAAAATTGTAGAAGTTGAGAAAATAGTAGAGAAGGAAGTTCCTGTAGAAGTAATTAAGGAAGTAGAAGTAATTAAGGAAGTTCCGGTAGAAGTTGAAAAAATAGTAGAAAAAACTGTAGTAGAAACAGAGCAATTAGAAGGCACTCCCATAGTAGTATTAAAAGAGGATAAGAAAAAAGTTAAAAAGTTAGAAAAAGAAATAGCACAATTAAAAACTAAACTAACTGGTGCTGAAAATACTGCTAATTTTAATCAGGAACAGGTAGATAATTTACTTACTCGCTTAAATAGTGGTGTAAACATAGAAGAGTTTACAGATGAGGAACAAGAGTTCTTACAAAATTATTTAAGCAGACAAGATGTCCTCGGCGGATAAATTAACAATAATAACACCACCAGATAGATATTATGGTGCTGATGTAAACATATTAATATCAGGTTTTAGTAAAGACGAACAAAGTGAATTAATATTAGTACTTGATAATATAGATGCAGAGTGCTGTTTAGCAATAAATGATATGACTCCCGAGAGAGATACAGAATGGATGCTTGACACAGCTCTAAGATGTAGTATAATAATATTTAATCTTAAATGGGCAAAAGTAGAGAGAGATGCAATATGCTTTGGTTGGTTATTAAGTAAGAGTAATTGTTATTATAAGTGTGATGATAAAACTGCTAAACTAGTAGGATTATTTAACACAAATAGAATAGAAAGTATTATAGAGCCTATAAAACAATTGGAGGAATAATGGCACGGGATTGGAATAATAAAAATACAAGTTGGGATAAAAATAGAGGTGGAAAGAAACCTTATAGAAAACCAATAGATTATAAAGTTAGTCCAGTAAAAATATCTGGACTTAAAGTTTGGGTGCAAAATGGTGATGTGGATAAAGCCTTACGCAAATTTAAAAAGAAAGTAGCCAATTCCGGTAAATTACAAGATTTAAAAGCTCGTGAACAATATGAAAAACCTAGTATTGCAAGAAAACGTGCTAAAGACATTGCCCGTAAGCGACATTTAAAAGAAGTTGCTGAAAATTCCATCCATCGTAAACGAAAATATTAACCCTGCCGTGTGAAGAAAAAGGGGGGCACAATGCCCCCCTCTCCTCTTTGGGTTAGCGAAACTTAGAACTTAATTTCGATCTCCTTTGGCTTCAGTGCTTCAGGTACTTCCTGTTTAAGACTAACCTTTAACATTCCGTCCTTGCATACTGCCGATACAACTTCGACATATTCTGCCAAGTTCCAAGAGCGTCTGAAGTCGCGTGTTGCGATGCCCTTGTGTAGCCAATTCTGTTCGTCTGAGTCCTCTTTGTGACCAGCGACAGTCAATTGTCCATTATCAACAGTTACTGAAAGATCACCCTGAGAAAACCCAGCAACGGCAATGGTAATTACATACTCAGAGTCGCTGATGCGTTCAATATTGTAGGGTGGGTAGGACGGTGCTTGATGTGTAAAAAGCCTGTCCATATCGCCAAATAAGCGATCGAATCCGACCATGTGTCGGTTAAGTGTGGGGATAAGATTTCCCGCAGTGATTCTATACTCAGTCATTTTAAGTTCCTCCTTATGTTAAGCGAGTAAGTTTATGAGCCTCCAAATTGAGCACTCATATACATATTATAGCACCATTACTATGATATGTCAATATATTTATCGTTTTCTTAACCGATCAATTAACTCTTTTTCACGTATGAACTCTTTGGTTTGTGTAAATTCTTCAAAATCTTTATCGGTAAAATTCATAGATCTGTGATCGTTGCATAAGAATATCATATCATAATAGTTCCAATTTTTGTATTCCGGAATGAGATAATTTTTTACAGGTTCAGTCCATCTTTCTTTGATGTAGTCTATTGTTTCATTAATTGAATCGTAATTATATGCTGATTTTGTTAAATTGAATCCTATCATAAAAAACCAATTGTCACTTACTTTAGTTGCACATACTTGATCAACCCAATTATCTATATTATCTCTTACTTTATTCCATTTTGCCGGCCAACGAATTTCTTCAAAAACATCATCTATGCCATCTATGCTGTATGTCATGGTAACTGATCTAAATTCTTTAAAGATTTTGTATTTTTCACTATTAGTATCTACTTTTACTGTACCATTAGTATTATATTCTACTCGTACTGAACTTCGTTGTTCTTTTGGTATTTTTTCTAAAGTTTTAAGATGAGTAGCTGTGAGTAATGGTTCTCCACCATTAAAATGTATCCATTCTAAATTTTTATAATCAATGTTTGGAGGATCTTCAGTAATAGGTTTCCATTCTTTTATATCAATGCTGTTTCTGTGATTTCTATCATGGCCAGCCGGTCTTTGTAGTAACGTATTCCATGTTGAACTATAATAAGATGTACATGTATTACATGCTAAATTACATAAATTACCTACCCAAAAATCAAATCTATATGGAGCATCAGAATCGATGTAATCTTCATAATTATTATGTAGTTTTAACCAATTTCTGTTAACGTCTAGTCTTCTACTCGAGCGTCCGTCACTATGTTTTTCGTTTTCGACGCAACCTTCACATTCTTCTGGTATTTCTCCCCGGTCAAATTTTGCTCTAATATCTTTAAGGTAAGGATCATTCCATACATCGTCAGGAGTAGTTACTTTACCTCCTTCATGTAAACAACAACAAAATACCTTGCCAGGTTCTGTTATTGACATACTAACATATGGTTCTATGCAGAAGAATTTATGATTTGGATTCATTCCAATATTTATAGATTGCGCTAAATACTGAAGACGGATTAGGAGCGACGAATGCGATCAAATTGCTTTCTCAAGTGGTGGCTAATAACATGTGCTGTACTTGCCTCAACGGCAGTAGTACATTATTTCGATATGTGGGTCACCCTCTGGCATTTAGACCAAACCAAGATAAGCTTTGGTATATTAATACTGTTTTATGGTTTAACTGCCCATTTAGGACATCAATCATACAAACTCTATAAAAGCCGACCTTTAAATTTCCGCACAATAGAAGTATCATGGTTCTTTGCTGAATCAATGATAACTTTGGGGTTAATTGGTACAGTAACAGGTTTTATCATAATGCTAGGTGGCGCTTTTGCTGACTTAGATTTAACTAATATAGGACAAGCCAAGGAAGTTATACGAGATATGGCCGCGGGAATGAGTACCGCGTTAACAACTACATTGGTAGGCCTTGTGTGCTCAATTATTACCAAATTACAATTGATGAACTTAGAATATGACCACAGGAAAGCGTAACAGATATTTATCAGGATTAGGATTTACTGATTTATTGTTTAATACTTTAATCGGTTTTGTGTTCCTTTTTGTTATAGCATTCTTGCTTATAGCACCTCCTGTCCCCACAGATAAAAAAATAGATCCAAAGGCAGAGATATTGCTCATATTAACTTGGCCTGAAGGATCGTCTAAAGATATTGACATGTGGGTTAGAGATCCATTAGGACAAATTGTTAGTTTTAGAGGCAGGGATAGAGGACTGATGCATTTGGATCGAGATGATCTAGGTACTAGTAATGACACTGTTCAATTAGCAGATGGTCGTTATGTAACAAGTGATATGAATCAAGAGATTGTTACAATACGTGGTTTCCTTCCAGGCGAATGGACTGTTAATATTCATTATTATGCGTATAGGCAAGGCTCTACTGCAGATGTACCACAAGAAGAAATAACTGCACCTGTCACAGTGGAATTAATTAGAATTAATCCATATAAATCTAAAGGTTTAATTAAATTTGATTTGGTTAAACCAGGGCAAGAAAAAACAGCGTTTAATTTTACTGTAGTAGAAGAAACATATACTAAACGAAAAGGTGGAGAACTAACTGAAGAAAAGATTTATCATATAACAGATGTTAATACATATATGACACCATTTGTATATGACCAAAGGTGGCAATCAACATATCATGAAGGCCCTGACGGAAATTTAATTGAACGTACACATGGAGACCAAACACCTGAGTCACCAGTGCCCCCTGATCCTGCTGGCAATTTTGCTGGTATTAAAGAAGAATTTTTACACTTATGGGGATATTGATGATTGATGAACAACAAGAAACTCAAAACATTACAGACGCAAGTCATCATCAAAACAATGCAGAGGCAAATATTATGGCAACAGCACAAGAAAAAGCAATAGATTTTTCCACAATAGCAGGTGATGAGAAACTTGAATGGAATGCTTGGTATGATATACTATATGCGTTTAATATTGAGTTTATTACTGCGGTGTTGTTAATTATTCTTGTTAGTTATATATTAATACGTACTCCTGCGAAACTTTACATCAAATTCTTAACAATTCCCTTGCTTTTTTTCTTATTATATAGTACAATGGATAAGTTAAATGACGTTCTAGGGTATGCTTATCCTACGATTCCTGTTGGAAAAGTAATTGTAATGGACGGCCAAAGACAAGGTAAAGTTATTGAATTATGGGTTAAACATTTAGGTAAAACAGATACTCGATTATATAAATTACCGTATACTAAAAAATTGCAGAAAAAGTTAAAGCAAGCAAAAGAAGCACGAGAACAAGGTAATCCAATGGTCTTAGAATGGAAGAGAGCCGCTAAACATAAAGGACGAGCAGGGCAACGTAATCCAGGAAAATTTATAGTATATAATTTACGTGACTTAATGGAAGGGCCAAAAAAGAATTATGAGCAACAATGATGTCAGATACTGCAACTAAAATAGAAGAAAATTTAAAGTTAAAAGAACCACCTTTGTATAAGGTAGTTTTTATTAATGATGATGTTACACCAATGGATTTTGTTGTAAATTGTTTAATGTCTATTTTTATGCATGCCATTGATGCCGCACAAGATTTGACACATAAAATACATCAAGAAGGGTTTGCTATAGTAGCAGTATTGCCGTATGAAATAGCAGAACAAAAAGGTATTGAAACCACTGTACTATCTCGTAACAATAATTACCCGTTACAAGTAAAAATAGAAGCAGATAATTAATATTTTATAAATATAAACCATAGGAGAATAACAATATGGACTATTTAAAAGCACGATGGGCAGAAAGATCATCATGGGATGGCGGCGTATTAGTCGCTGTTGGTGTAGTATGCCTCTTATTTTCACCACTGGTTAAGTGGGCGGCCTGGGGCGCAATAATTTATGGTGCATGGACACTATTTAAAGGCGAAGAATGATTGATTCAACACATATAAGATTAGAATGTCTTAAATTAGCAGGTGGTGATTTGACTTTAGCATCAGAGTATGTTAAGTTTGTCACAGATGAGGCCGAGAAAAAATATGGTCCTTCTAGCTATATGGAAATTTATAATGACTATAAAGACATTTTCGATAAAGCAATGGGACAAAAATCACAAAGTTTTGATGATGTACAAACAGCATCAAGATTTTATACTACAGGAAGTTCTGTAGATGTGCCACCGCAAAATATATCTTATGGTGATAAAGAAGAAGTAAAAGAACATGTTATAGAAAATGATAATTTCGCTAAACCACAATTTAAGGATGCATGGTAATGGCAAGTAAAAATATTACAATTATTAAATTAGTATCAACTGCTGGTACCGGGCATTATTATACCACAACCGTTAATAAAAGAAAGATGGGTGGCAATAAACTTAAATTAAAAAAGTATGACCCAGTTGTACGCAAACATGTTTTATATGAAGAAAAGAAAATAAGTAAGTAACTTTATTGTCGTATGATGTAGACAATATGCATTCTGGACGTGGGTTCGATCCCCACCACCTCCACCAAAAGGAGATTAAAATGAACTATAATACATTGATAGGAGGAAGCGACGATGCGATTCCTCCGGAACAAGATAAAAACATTACCAAGGCCTTTCAGGAAAGCTATAGAATATATGTTTAAAATATATGTCGCATGGAGTATCTGTGCCGACATAATTATTATTGGTGGTATAGTATACTTAATCTTTTTTTGACGGGGGTGACATGGCTTCGACAGGGTGAGGACGATATACGGACGACACATGGGAGCAGTTCCATGTTAAAAAACAGCAAACTAAAATAATTGCAAACGACGATTATTACGAATACGCATTAGCCGCTTAATCACGGCAGTATTCCGGGGTATAGAGCATACCTTGTTACCCAATCTGCTTTTTTGGAAGGGCCCGTTTAGGGCCTTTCCTTATTCTATAACTGTAGCAACTAAATGGACGCGATCTTCCTCGCCTCCGTTAAACGCATTATGATATTTTGTATTATCAGTAATCCATACTTTGCCATCTGCGGGCATATGTTTTACTTCATCATCAATAATCATTAGTGCGCCTGGGTTGGTTACGATAGGTATGTGTAATCTGCGTTCAGGATCCCTGTGCCAACTCAATGTTGTGCGTGGCATTTTCCAAAGCAATCTTACTCTGCCTAATTTATAATTGGGAATAAGTGTATCGTATACTTCTTTGAAGTAAGTATCTTCAAATAGTTTAACAAACTCAGTATATTGGGATTCGTCTATTGGATTTTCTCGTTGGACCTCTTCACCACTGCTTGTTGGGCGTGTCCAAAATAATCCTCTTACATTACCACCTGTGATAGAGTTTGGATCACCGGGAATTTGTGTTAGACAAATAGCATTGATGTCTCTTTTGCCTAAAGGAGATTGTCTTGCGACTCGCGAATCAACTTCGCGCAATGCATCCTGTAATTTGCTCACGTCAAAGCAAATATCAGGGTCAATGAAAAAGTTATTCAATTTAGGTAGCAACCTGTAAAGTTCTATTTATAATAGTGGATAACTTATAGCAGTATTACGTTAAATATTGACATGGCGGTAACATAGCTATATATTAATCATAATCGACTACCATTTTATTAATAATGGAGGACGATTTATGCGTGTTACTGAAGTAAAAGATTTCTTTCCTCAAGAAATTCTTGATAAAATCTTATCGATTGCAAACAATAATGAATTTGTGGATATAAATTATTCTGTTGCGAGTGGTATTCGTAAAAAATTAGATCTTTGGGATTTAGATGTTAAACAAGATATTGAGAAATTTTGTGATTCTGTTATAAAAACCGCAGTTGATCACCCTGTTATTATTAATAATGCCTTTTTGTGGAAGGATGAACCAGGATTCTCTATGAGTAATCATGTTGATAATTATAAAGTTCATCTTGCAATACAAATTTATTTAAATGATAATGATAATTTTGGAACTATATTTAAAATGGATGGTTCAGACAAAATAATAAAATATGGTTTAAATAGGGGTTATATTAATCATAATTATCTTGAACCAAGAATTGTTCATTCGGTTCCCAAATGTAATTATAAAAGATTAAGTCTTTATATTATGTACGCTAAAACCGATAAAGATGGTAATCCAATAGTTTTAGAAAATGAACAAGCTAATATGAAATAATAGTGGATAATTTACAGCAGTAATATAGTAGTGCTTTAATCATTAAAACATCACTTTAAATATTGGCATGAGTAAACAAACAAGTATGACAGTTAGTGATTCATCAATGATAACTATCCCAGTTCGTAATTTGATAGCATTGTTCGTCTTTGTAGGTCTTGCTATTACTGGTTATTTTAATGTAACAGGACGTATTACGTTTTTAGAGCATAATCTAGCAATTCAAGATGTCCATGTTAAAGCAAATAATGAATTTCGTGTTAAATGGCCTCGTGGTGAATTGGGTTCATTACCTGATGATGCTGAACAGAATATGAGATTAAATCATCTAGAGAACGAATTAAAAGAAATTCAAGAAAATATTAAAATTTATAAACAAGTAAGTGAAGAAGTTAATCTGCGTGAACAAATGAACGCAATTGAAGTTAAATCAAATTGATATGAAAAAGTTCCTATTTGTATTGCTATTATTAGTGGCTATGCCCGCACAAGCATTGGAATTGTTAGTAGTTACTGCTAACTGGTGCCCTGTTTGTGCTCGTTGGATAGACGAAATTCCAGAGTTTTATGATGATATTGATTTACCAATGATAAAAATAGACATCACTAATGGTATTATTGCAAATCAAGAATATTTAGAGCATTATTGGGAAGGCAATATAAAGAGATTATATGCTGTTCCTACGTTTATTATATGGGATGAAGTTAATAAACGCGAACTAGTACGTTGGGCAGGTTATCAAAGTGAAGAACATTGGTATGAAATGCTAGAACGTGCTAAATTAAAAGCAGATATTAGCATAATAGACTGTGAAGCGGTCGGCCACTGCGAAAGTTTTAATCTCGGTCCCATACCACAAAACCAACCATAAGACTAAATCCTACACTAAATATCTATATGGATATCTATCATGTTTGGTGTGATATCGAAGGTGATATTACCGATAAAGAATGGGCACATAACCTTCGAGAATTTTTAAAATCACTCAAAGAAGAACACAAAATCGAGTCTTATCGTATTACTCGGTGTAAATTAGGCTTTCGTAGTATACAAGATTTGCCTGAATGGCATATTATGATTGAAACAAAAGACATGTCTCAATTAGAAAATGCTTTTCAGAGAGTCGCTAAAGTAGAACATCATGCATTAGACGAAATAGAAAGTCAACTTAAAACAAAGCATCATGCCTTTAATCAGCATGTTGCAGACAATATACAACACGCATTATTCAGAGATTGGCCTGATGAGTGACGATAATGTTATTGACTTTGAAGGGAAGAAAGCAGACAGAATTCCGTTAAAGGAAATTATTGAAACTGACTTTCACGGCAAAGGAGATGACATTTTCAATGATGAAACAACTCGCGTAATATCCGAAGTTTGGTTGTGGGATACGTTAGCTTTATTAGATGAGCACGGTATCGATACTACAAATAATGATTTCAACCATGACTTAACAATTATACTTCAATTAATAGATACACTAATATATCGATACAAGGATAAAAAGCATGATTAAGGCATTTTTTAGAAGTAAAAAATGGGCCTTATGGGCATATGGTGGTGGGGGATTATTAGTTTTATCATTGTGGGTACAAGTACAAATAACTGTAGCAATAAACAAATGGTACGGTGGCTTTTATAACTTACTACAAACATCGGGTACATACAAAGACAACTCAGCAGAAGGTATTGCACTATTTTACGACAAGTTACTCAGTTTTGATTATTGGCTTAATGGCTTTGAAGGCGAGCCGTCATTCGCAGTTTTAGCGTTCCCATATGTTATTTTGGCGGTGCTAACTGGATGGTTTACCCGTATATATGGATTGCGTTGGCGACAAGCAATGACATTTGATTATATTCCGCGTTGGCGCACAGTTAAAGAAGAAATAGAAGGTGCGTCTCAACGTATTCAAGAAGACTGCAACCGGTTTGCACGAATTGTAGAATCATTGGGACTCCAAGTAGTAAGAGCAATTATGACACTTGTAGCATTTATTCCAGTATTGTGGGGATTAAGTGAGCACGTTGCTATTCCATTCTTTAGTGATATACCCGGCTCATTAGTTTGGACTGCGTTAACAGTATCGGTTGGTGGTATAATTATTTCATGGTTTGTGGGTTGGAAACTGCCTGGACTTGAATACAATAACCAAAAAGTAGAAGCGGCATTTAGAAAAGACCTTGTATTAGGTGAGGATGACAAAGTAAATTATGCACAGCCAGAAACACTGTGGAGTTTATTTACTGGCATACGTTTTAACTATCAGAGACTATATCTTCATTATGGATATTTTGATACGTGGATGATTATGTATGATCAATTTATGATTATTGTTCCATACTTAATAGTAGGCCCGGGTTTGTTTACTGGTGCAATATTGTTAGGTGTAGTAGTACAAGTATCTAATGCATTCCAGAAAGTACATGGTGGATTTGCATTGTTCTTACATAACTGGACTACAATTACAGAACTAAGAAGCATATGGAAACGTTTGCATGAATTCGAACGAAACCTTGACAAATACGCTACGATCGCATAGTATAGATAAATTAACAAGCAAGTATCCAAATGCTAATTGGGAAAATGTTTTTAGTAAAGGACAGTTAGAAAGTAAATCATGGCTTGTTGATAAATTACTACACTGGGATGTGGATTTAGGCATTGTGTATATATGTGGTGGTTGGTATGGCCAATTGGCTTCTATGCTGTTTATTAGTAAACTTCCTATTATTAGAATTTATTCGTATGACATAGATTCATTTTGCACCCAAATAGCAAATGATATGAATTCTTTCAAATACGTTAATAGGTTTATGGCAATAACAGAAGATATACATAATTTAGACTACAATAAGTGTGATACTATTATTAATACATCCTGTGAACATATAAAAAACTTTAGTGATTGGTATGATAATATTCCAGATAACAAATTATTAGTATTGCAAAGTAATAATTTTAATGAATTAGAAGAACATGTTAATTGTGTTGATAGTTTAGAGGAATTTAAACAACAATGTTATATAAGTAATCTCTTATACGGTGGGGAGTTGGATATTAATGTTGCAGGATATACTCGTTATATGTTAATAGGTAGAAAATGAATTGGATATTATTTTCATTTCTTATAAAGAACCCAATGCTGAAGTAAATTATCAAGATTTGTTAAGTAAATTTCCTCATGCTAAAAGGGTTCATGGAGTAAGAGGGATTTATGAGGCATATTATAAAGCATCTAAATTAAATGAGTCTGATTGCTTTATTACTGTAGATGGTGATACAGTGGTTTGGGATAATTTAAAAGATATAGAGTTTAATTTTACTAATGATAATCAATTAATTAGATATCCTACAAAAAATAGTATATTAGGTGCTACAGATGCAAGTGGATCTATAAAATGTTGGACTAAAAATACATTTAACTATATAACAAAAGATAACTTTAATAAAAATTTAGAATGGTATAGATGTGATAATATTGAACAAACTGATGGAAATGTTTGTGTTGGTGAAACTGTCATTAATAGTTCTACATATCAAGCATTTTGTGCAGGGTTTAGAGAAGCATTTAAAACACATTCGTTGTTTGGTGAACCTAGAATAAATTATACACTTTCATGGTGTATAAAACGAGAAGTAAAAAATGGAAAATCTTGTGCGTTTGGAGCAAGACTTGGCTTTTTATATGCTATAGATAATAAAATTAGTCTTCAAGACGTTAATGATTTTAAATTTTTAGAAGAGTTATTTACAAATTCTAATATTGAAAACTATATAGATGTAACTAATGAATTAAAAGAAAAATTATATCAAAAACAGTATAAAATAAAAATTACTATATGAACATATTATTATTGTGCCATAGTAGAGGTTGGAATAAATGTACTGGTATGATTAAAGGGTTAAAACTTTTAAATCATAGAGTATTTCTTGTGTCAGATCATTATTGGCCAGATCAAATTGAAAGTTTTGAAATATATAGGGCGGAGTTGTTTATAAACTCGACATATGATATTAAACAAATTCTATTAGATGTAAAAGAAGTAGATGTAGTTTACAGTCTTACTGAAGATCTGTTGCCATTACAATGCAAACTTGAGCAATATTATGGGTTAAGTAATTTATATTATGAAACAGCACAAGTGTTGTCTGATAAACAAAAGTTTGATAATCATTGTAAAGAAATAGGGTTTGGAGAACTTATACCAGATAGTGTTATACCTGTATGTCATGAAGATTTAGATATATTTAAAGATAAAGGAATATTTGTTAAACCTACTGTTGGATCAGGTATGAGATGTTTAACTCCTTATAAAGATTATGAATATACAAGTTTTAAAAATAAAAATAGTTTTATGAAAGAGTTAGGGCCAACATTTTTTAAAGATAATAAACAAGGATTTGCCCATCCAGATTTCAATAATATAAGATATCATTTAATGGCACAAGAATGTTTATCGATTAGTACACAAGTGTTTGGACTTTATACTCGTATTACGAAAAAAGGTATTCCTGAAATAATATTTTGGTTATCAATAAAGTTAGAAGATAATCAAGTTATTTCGCATCGTAGTATTAATGAAAATGAAGTACCTATTAAATTAGTAGAAATTGCTAAACATTTTTTAAGTACATTTGTTACTTCATTAGAAATAAAAGATATGATATTTTCTGGCCCAGACTTTTATATGTATGATGGTAATATAAAAATAATTGATTTAAATCCTCGTCCTGGTGGTGGTATATCTTTTATGGATCAAATACATGATAATGAATTGTTTTCATCTATATTACAAGATAAGTTTATTCCTTTAAGGAAACATTTTCTATGGACTATTGCTAATATAAAACCAGGAAAAATTAAAAGTATTAGTGATATATCTCATTTAAAACCTTATATAAGAGATACAAGTTTGCATCAATTAAAACCTGGTTATACGTTGCCTGAAAATATGTATATACCAAAAGGGATTGAGATTATGTTGTCAACAGATGAAAAAAATGGATCTAGTTTAGATAGTAAACATAGATCCATTTCAGAACAGTTACAGGCGTGTATTATATATGAAAATTAATTTGAAAAATTACTAATAGCACTATTAACTTTAGAAGTTATAGCACCACTATTAATTATATATGTCATAGTTCCACCAAATGCAGTTTCCCATGCTTCTGATTGTACTAGTTTAGCAACAACACTTCGAGCATTGTTTACGGCAGTTTTAGATGCGTTGATAGATACAATAACATCAACAAATGCAAAATCTAAATCTCCATTTGCACTAAATGCAAAGCATTTACCATCCGCTTCTACTTTAGCTTGTTTAGTTTGAGTTGTAAAAATAGTATCAGTGTCGTTTCCTAGATAACCTCTGGTAGTTGCACCACTTCCGTCATAAGGAACAATAACAAAATTTATATTATTGTCTTTTCCTACCCTATCAAGGAATTTTTTAACAGGGGGTGATTTCCCCCATGTTGCTATTTTAATTGTTTTACCAGACATGTCTGACATTGAAGTAAAAGTGCGAGAACACATTATTGTTTCATATGTCATAATACCGATAATTGTATTTTCATTCATTTCTACTGATGGCATAGATGAATCGCCTGGCCACTCTGTACTCCACATAGTAAGTACATTTTTATTATTAAAATGACTGGCCGCAACTACAGGATTATTGGCCTGTATAAATTTACTATCAACTTGATTGCCAATCATTGACAATACTGCTTTAAAATCTCCTGAGTCGCTACCAGCATTTACGATTGTATAACTGTCATCTGCTGTAGCTGAAAAAGAAGTTAAAAGCATAGATAGTGCTACTATAACTTTTTTCATTGATTTAACTCCTTGTTGTAATTGATATCAACTAATTTTATTTACTTTATTATTGATATATGGTACCAATTCTTGGTATTAGTTAAATAGATAATGATCGTTACCAAAATCTTCCTTTTGTCTATATCCTAATTCTGTTAAAAAAATGTAGGCATCCTTATTTACTATCTCAATGTAAATTGGTGGTTTAAATTTTCTTATTGTTTTCTCTGCACCTTTTAATGCCTCTAATTCGTGACTTTCCACATCCATTTTAATAAAATCCACATTATGAAAATCATAACTATCTATTGTTTTAGTGTTAACAGATATATCTTTTGGAGTCTGTATAACTTTTTTCTTTGTAAGTTTTTTAAATTCTATTTCCATTTCTTCAGCATTATAGTGTAAGGTAGACATACCAGTGAAATAATTTATATATTTCATAGTTGCTGTGCCTGCCCTGTCAGAAATTGCCACTTTGTTTAAACTTGCATTCTTTTCTAATACATTTGTTTCCCAACATTCTATATGTTGTGGTATTGGTTCAAATGCTATCACTTTTGTAAATTCATAGGCAAGTCTTTTGGACCAAATGCCTACATGAGCACCAATATCTAAAGCTATATTCTTATTAACAATTTGTTTTATTGTAGATAAGTAAGGATTAAATTCGTAATTAGCACTCCAACGCCAACCACAATGATCTTCTTCTGGTATATAAAAATGTTTATCGTTTGTTAATTTCATTGATATATTATTATTATTCTTATTGCGTTATCCCAAAATAAGTCAGTTAAAAAGAACCCATATATTACTGGAAATGTATCTAAATTTCTCATATAATATCCTAGTATAGTTAATACTATTAAACAAATAAGCATCCACTCTGCTACTGGATAAATTTGAATACTCATTATACATATTATGCTTACAATACCAATGCTCACTATATTTTTGTGTTCTTTATAAAGATATGCTATTTTACCTAACATGTTAAAACCTGTCCATGATAATAATAGACAAATTAGTATTATAACTGGAATACAATAAAGTATAGAGAAAAATTCTGATTTAATTGTCTCTAAATTGAATATATAACCTTGAGACATCATCAAATAGTATATTAGTACCTCACTTCCTACAATTGGTATGCCAAGTATCAGTAATGGTAATAAACTACTCAATGCTCCACTGTTATTTGCCGCTTCGGCCGCTGAAATACTTTTTAAGTTTGGCATTCTAAAGAATTTTTTTACTAAATTAGCACTAACAAAACTTCCTAGAATATTAGTAATGCCAGGTATAAGTCCGCACCAGAATCCAACAACACTTCCTAACATTGTTGCAGGTAACGTATTTTTTCCTATAGCAAATTTAGTTATTTTTTTAGGTGTACTGATAGTTAAATTTTTAAATTTTAATATTTCAGGAATAATATACAAGCCTATCATTACACTACTAAAAGGTATGCCCAAAGTTAAGTAATCTATACCAAATGTGCCCCATGTTTCATATGTAGTATTATTAAATCCAATTTTGGCAAGCACACCTCCTAATATAAAAAGAAGCAATGTTTTATATATTTGTTGTTTTGTGTATAATGTTATTAGTATAATTGCTAAACCAATAACAATTAATTGAATAGTACTATTGTAAAATTTAAAAATATGTAATATTTGTGGGAAAAATAGTAGAAATACTCCTACGGCAAATATAGAACCTATACTGCTTGCTATTGCGTTGCTACTTACAGCAAGATGGCCAACTCCTTTTGTAAATAATTTATGACCAATTCTTGCAGTGGTAACTGCTGTCGCGTCACCAGGAATTCCATAAAGTATAGCAGTAACACTGTTTGTATAATTTGATGTTATTATGAGTGCTATATAAAATGCTAAAATATTAATTGGCTCTGTGTTTGCTAATATAGCATAAACTGTTGCTATTGCTAAAAATGGACCAGCGCCGGGAATGATTCCAAAAATTATTCCACTTGCTATGCCAAATAAAGACCACAATAATAGAATCACTGTACATGACCAAGATCTAATACTTTTTGAAATAAATGTTTATCAAATTTTAAACAAATAACTAATAACATCATATTATTTGCTACTGAGTGAACACTGTGTCTTTTGTTACCATTAAAATACCAAATACTGCCGTTTCTGCCTTTTATGATTTTATCATCATATATCCATTTGAATTGATATTCGTTAGTATTAACAAAGCCAACTAGTCTAATTTCTTCGTAAGTATAATCTTCTTTATTAATATCAAAATGGTCTGGAAAAAAACTTCCTGAATCCATACGAAGAAAATGACATCGACCTAACCATGGTTTCCATGGTTCTAAAAGATTTTGTAATTCCTCGCAATGATCATATACAGGGGTTGTTACGTTAATATCATGATTATGTATTACTTGCCCTGTTTCTATTTCATAATCTCTTAAACTTGTTAAATCAGGGACACCGTGAAGACCACCATCAATGCTGGTCACACTTAATCCCCATCTGTTATTTGGTTTACTAGGGTTATAACGTTTCCAGTTAAGTTTGAATATTTCTAATTCTTTTAATAACTTTTTATGGTTAAATCTATTCAGTTCAATCCAATCAACCATAGAATATAATCGTAAAAGTGCTTTATCATCATCATTCATACGTTTATAATGTAAATTTATAAAGAAATTTTCTCAAACTTTAGTGTAGTATCTTTAGATGGTGTTATTCCCATAACCAGAGACATATATTCATTATATTTTGCTTCATCTACAAATTCTCTTGTAGTTATAACTGATAATCCATCTTCTGCTAATTCTTGACTTTTAGATATTACTCTGTCAGTTTCATATTCTTCTCTTTTAGAAGATACATCATCTAAATATTCGCTATGATCATTCCAAAAATCAGTAGTTGAACTGTAAACTTTTTCTGCATCTAATAGAGATGTTATTTTATATTTGACTGTGTGTGGCATTATTATTCCTCTTTCCTTGACAATATCATTGAAATATAATATAATAGTATATGTTAAGTATATTTATAGTTAAATATTAACATGTCAAAGATTATAGTAGTCTCAGGCGGTTTCGATCCTATTCACAAAGGACATATCGCTTTATTTAATTCAGCCAAAGCACTAGGAGATAAACTCGTAGTGGCGTTAAACAGTGATAAGTGGCTTCAACGCAAAAAAGGCAGGTCTTTTATGTTATTTGAGGAAAGACGCCTTATTGTACGCAATTTACAAATGGTGGATGAAGTTTTCTCGTTTAATGATAATGACAATACTGCTATAGATGCATTAAACAAAGTTAAAAGACATTACCCTGATGACACAATTGTATTTGCTAATGGTGGAGATCGTGGTAAAGATAATGTTCCAGAACAAGAAGTAGAGGGTGTAGAATTTGTGTTTAGTATTGGCGGTGATGACAAGAAAAACTCCTCAAGTGACTTAATTAAGAATTATAAATTTGGTATGTCGTATGAGGAATTTGGTTATTATAATGTATTGTACAATGACACAACATGTCGTGTAAAGGAAGTACATTTAGATCCCGGCGCAACAATGCAAATGGAACGTCATAAGAAGAAAAGTGAATTTTGGTTTGTTGCTAAAGGTGATTGTCAAGTAGAATATGCTTGGCCAGAAGATGTTAATAAACTAAAAACCCGCTCATTAACAAAGTATATGCATTTTTATGTTCCATCAGGACAATTTCACCGTATATATAACGAAACAAAACTCCCTTGCAAAATATTAGTTATGGAATACAGTCCTACAGCAGATGTTAGATTTGATGATGACTGCGAACTAATTGAGAATTATTACAATCCCGTTCCTATTACAAGCACAGCATTTTTATGAAACTAAATAGTTTATGCGCTGGACACGAGAAACAAGAGAAGAACGAGCAATTAGACTGAGCCAATGGCATGAATGGTTTGCGTGGCGTCCAATACGCATGTGGAAATTAAATCCAAGAAAATCCCATAGAACACAGAAAGAAGTACAAATGTTAGAACACTCTAATCAAGTGATATGGTTAGAACGTGTTATGAGAAAGTTTGAAGGTGATACTAAAATTTATGCAGGTTCATTAAAAGAAGTAACAATGATACAATTAGCAGACCCAGTAATTAAACATAGAGTAATTATTCGAGAGGATGATTGATGCCAACTTATGAATACAAATGTGAAGACGATAATTGCGAACATACCCTAGAAATAACACAATCCATTAAGGATGAGCCAATAGAATTTTGCCCAAATTGTGGCGAGAAAACATTTAAAAGAGTACCCTCATTATCATCATTTATTTTAAAAGGAGATGGTTGGTATAAAAACACCACTAAACCTTCTAGCAATGACTCGTAAATACGAATATAATGGTTACCTTAGAAGTAAATTCTTTGGCAACACTACTCACAAGTCACTCAACAATGAAGAAAGATAGAATCATATTAACCGATGTTGATGGTGTCTTGCTAGACTGGGAATTCGCGTTTCATACGTGGATGGAAGAGCACGGACACACAGCAGAAGATGGGCATAAACTAGTTTATAGCGTAGCAAAGCGTTTTGGTATAACTGGTACAAATGCTAAAAAATTAACAGAGTTTTTTAATGAGAGTGCTTCAATAGGTTTCCTCCCCCCATTACGAGATGCTATGTTTTATGTAAAAAAATTACATGAGCAACATGGTTACGCATTTCACGCAATTACATCATTAAGTTTGAATAGACACGCGATACGTTTAAGAGAACAGAATTTAGCCAAATTGTTTGGTGAAACCGCATTTGAAAAAGTAGTTTGTTTAGATACTGGCGTTGATAAAGATGACGCATTAGAACCTTATAGGGACTCAGGATGCTGGTGGATAGAAGATAAAATGAAAAATGTAGATACTGGCGAAAAAATGGGGTTGCGTGGTATACTAATGGAACATGGTCATAATATGGATTATCCAGGCCCTGCTTTAGTTGCTAAAAATTGGAAAGATATTTACAACTTTATTACTAACCCTTCATCATAAAGGATTCACCACACCCACAAGATGCAGTATCTGGGATGGTAACTTTAAATGCTGGCATAAAATCACCAGTATAATCAATTGTTGCACCAGTCATATGTGTAATTGTAAATTTATCAATGAGGAATTGTTTACTCTCACCTAAATCAAAAGTAATATCACCATCTTCTAACTCGTCAGAATTTTCCCATTTGCCAATTAAGCCTGAGCACCCGCCGCCATCAAGTGAATAGCGGACGTATGGTACGTCATTTTTAGTAGCAACTGTTAGTAACTGTTTTTTTGCTGTTTCAGTTAGTATTATGTTGTGTTCCATATTCTTTCTCAAAAGTTTCTCTTAACCAATCATAATTGTCTGAAGTATTTCTGTATTCCTCTATCCAATTATTACATATTTTAGCACATTTTATGCCGTATGTCACTCCTTCTATACAGTATTTACCATTTTTTTGCTCATATCCTACACTAGACCATTTATCTAATCTTATAGTATAATCATTATGGTTTTGTTTATTTGTCTCATTAAGAAGTTTATAAGTTAGTCTATTTCCAATTCTAAATCCTGTTTTCCATGAGTCATATGGCGAGGTATTAAAAAAACTTATGCTTGCTATGTTATTTTCTTGCCATGAACCCCACATTTTCCAATAATCTTCCTCAATTATAGTTTCATCAAATATTTCATATGTATTATCGATGTCATAATTATTAGGCAGTTTGAATTTTTCAAATAAGTTATAATTGTTTGTGCTTTTACAAACTAAAGCCACAGGACTATGATTAAGTATCTCACCATTTACCGGATTTAATGAATTCCAATTAATATTATGTTTTCTTTTAACATATTCATAACTAATTTCGTCATTAGTTAATGTGGTTAAGTGTTTAGTCCATTTTTGCGGTGGTTTAAAGTTAAAATCCTTACATACCATAGAATCTCCTTCAACTATAAAGTAGTATGGAGTTTCTGTTATTTCCCTACACGCATTATACGCATTAAGTATTCCTTTAACACCATTTACACGTTTAGCGTTAGGTACACGTTTTTTTAATAATTTATAATGTTTATCAGCATCTTTCTCATTATAACTCATAAACACTACGTCTAAATGTGGATTTGGTATAGGTCTTACGTCAGAAAAATCAGAATTGTATTCAATAAATTTATTAACAGTTTCTAAGTCAATATATTGTTTGGTTAAATCTAACTTCATATTAATATTTAATAAATACATATAAATGGAAACATTATTATGAGCACACAGATGAAAGATATTCTAACAACGTTAGAGTTACTTACGAAAGAAAAAATTGATCCTGAAACAATATTAGAAGAGGGTGAAATAGAACAAACTCTTAAGTTAGATGAAGATGGAGAATTGTTGCCTGGCCAGCAATTAGACGAAGCATTTACCAAGCAACATTTTGAATTATTTGCTGATATGTTAAAAAGTATTAGTGATAATGATACTCGTGATGACTATGCGAGTCGTTTAGTAGCAATGTTTGAGAAGGATAATCCTCGCTTTAATAAAGAAATGTTTCTACAAGCCGCAGGTATTGATACTGCTGATGAAAAAACAGAACTTGTATATGATGAACATGGGAGTGTACATCAAATTAGACCATCTGAAGTAGATGCTTTCTTACAAGGTCATCCTGGTCGTGGTTTAGCAGAGTCAGTATAACTCAATAACATTAATTAAGGGAGATGGTTAATGGCTGGACACTTAAAAAATGCCGCGATCGCGGCGAATCGTAAATGTAATTTTTCTTATTACTGCTATCACGCATGGATAGCATGTAGAGCAGGTGCTTTATTGGGTTATTTGTCAATAATGTCATTTGTTCACGCATTTTTTCCATTTGTATATGCTGGATTTGGATTAGCAAAATTAATTGTACGTAATACTAATAATATCCGTAGATCTATCCCAAATTGGGAAGGCTGGAAAGAGTTAGATAACTGGAACGACGAGAAATACAAATAACTTGACATTTTACACGATTTGCTATAGAATCATAGCATGACTAAAAAATATATTTACCTTGCTGGCCCGATAGCGCAATGCAATTATCAGGAAGCAAACGACTGGCGCAGTTATGTTCGTGATAAATTACACACAAACATAATTGGAATTTCCCCACTACGTTGTGAGCCTATGGAAGGAGAAACATACGGCCCAGGTAACGACCCACGTTACAATTCCCCCGGAGCAATAGCGGCAAAGAATTGGTATGACACAGAAAAGTGTGATTTAATTCTTGCATATATGCCACGTGAATTAAACCAACGTCGGCCATCTTATGGTACAACTATTGAGATTGGTTGGGCAATTGGTTTAAAGAAACCTATTATATTAGTAACAGATGATGAGTACTTAACAGAGCATCCTTTAATTAGGGCAAATGTTAATTGGGTATTTGAAGATTTTCAAAATGCTGTAGATGTTATACATGGATTATTTGACGATTACGTAGGCAATGGATAGAACTGAAATACATTGTGTAGATAATGGGCAAGTTGCTCCAGCAGATATTTTACATAAAAATGATAAAATGCTGGAAGTTGCTATTGTAGGCACAGATACCCCTATAAAATTATTTAAAAAAACTCCCGATGCTAAGGTATATCATGGTAGATATGCTGGTTTAGAGTTTACATCAACAGGCGAACCACCTAAAACGTAGGTTTTTCCGAGTAATATTATTGGTATTTTAACTAAATACTGGTAGATATTACTTTAATGGAGCAACCTACGTTTAATGAACGATTTTTACGATTTCGCTACACTTCTAATTGATAAAGAAAAAATTGAAAAAGTAATTCAGCGAAAGGCGTCAATAATTCAAAGAGCATTTGAAGAAAAACATAAAGCGCCTGAAAGAATTATAAGTCTTGAATTTCATAGTATATTAGTAGATTTTGCCTTACAAGGTTTAGATGTAAGTTATATTTCTGAGAATAAAAAACTTGTCAAATATGTAAATAATTTGTGTAAGGAATTTGATGTTAAAATTAAAAATCACAATATGCCATTAGATGCATTTTGTGTTAAGTATCATATGAATAAAGATAAACAAGAACCATATGATGCTGTATTAGCATTGGATCAATATTTTACATATGCTAATAGTGAAGATCAACAAAGAACTAATTTACATAATGCGTTGTCTTTATTACATACAGAAGGTATTTTATTAACATCTTTAATGGATTATAAGAATATTAAATTCAATAATAAAATGTTTACTGAACCATTTTATATTAGTACTGCTGGAGTAGAATATATATTAGTATCTTATAGAAAATGGGATCAGGAAGATAGAAAGAAGTGGATGCACTATTCTTATGCTATTGATCAAACAAATAAAAAAATGACAGTATTTGAACCACAACAACGTCAAGCAATGTTTTTTAAACAACTGGCATATCATACTGCTTCAGCCGGTTGGACTAATTTTACAGTGCATAAAAAATTATTGTATAAACCGATATATAGTAATAGTGGTCAGTATATTATATCAGTGACACAATAGGAAAAATTATGAGCATAGCAACATTTGAAACATTAATGTCACCAAGTTCTATTAAAATAGAACATATCAATTTTGACGCCAATGATCTAAGTGGTGACTATATAGATGGTGGTACGATAACGAATTTTTCCAGTACTGGTATTAAAGATGAAGCGACCAAGCCTGCCTTACACCTAGATGATAATGGTTTAAGTGTTGATAATATCACTAGTAATGATATAGAAGTTACTAATATTACAGTTAGTGGTACAATGACTGTAGAAAATCTCAAATACAAATTTACACAAGAAGAGATAGTAGATGGCATTCATTTAGGTAAACAAGGATTAATTCATATGGGACATGATACTGTGTTATCTCGTAGTGAATTAGGTCCAGGTATTGCCTTTAGTAATTTAAGGACAGTGGGACATTTAGAAAAGTTGATTGTAATTGGCAATCTAGATGCAGGATATAGTTTCCACGTTAATTCATTAACCAATCGTGTTGGTATTAATACTTCTGAACCTGTTGGCGCACTACATATACAAAATGACAGTGGTGCTGAATTAGTAGTCGATGGTGTAGGTGATAAAAGTTATGTTGGTACTGCTCGAAATACTGATTTAGTATTTGGTACTAATATGCTTGGAAGTGAAAAAGCAGTACATATGACAGTTTGTACTGATGGTAATATTGGCATAGGCACTCGCGAACCCACTGCTACATTAGAAGTACGTGGTGATATTAAGTTTGATGGTGTCACAATGTCCTCAGGCTACTCTAAACCAAAACCAGGCTGGCATGATAGAAGTGAGATTATTTGGAATCAAGAGCCAGCAATTGGCCAACCAATTGGTTGGGTTTGTATAGAATCAGGTGACCCTGGCACATGGGCCACATTTGGCACTATCGAATAGTTACCTCCTAAAATTATTTTTTGATAATTAATACTTGAGGTAATTTAATTATGAAAAAGTATATAACTACTTTGGCTGTAGTGGTGTTTTCTATGATATGCTCGCCCAATATCTATGCATATGATACAAATTATTCACTACACGGACACAGTGCAAGTTTTTTGATGTTAGATAATAAGTGGATGACACTTAATTATCTTCACCCCAACGCCAACAAAGTCGGTATGAGAAATGCCGCAAAGGCCAATGGCGATACCCACATCTATCTTTACACCAGAAATGGTGGTGACAATGGTGGTGGTTACAATCTAGAACAGATAAGTCCCCAACCAGATTGGGAAGCAAGACTAGATGAACTCAACAACATGGGACTCAAACCAGTTTTATGGTTGACACCTGATGACAGTCCTTCTATCACAAATCAATCCATGGATGCCCAGAAGGCACACTTTAGTAATATGGTTGCTAGGTTTGATGACAAAGTTACAGGATATGTTACTTGCCTAGAATGTGATGAATATTGGAGTGCCGCTCAAGTGCAGGCTCTAGTAGCACATTTAAAATCAAAAACAAATAAACCTGTTGGTGTGCATTTGACACCAGGTGTTCAACCGGCATACTTTGCTAATGCTGATTATGTATTTTTACAAACCGGCTTTGGTAAGACAGCAGAACAAGTAAAGGCTATGGTGGCTCATGCAATTGCAGTAACTGGTAAACCAGTTGTTGCGTCCGAGTACTCATTTGAAAGTAGATCAGCGAACGCTAGAGCATTAGGTGATGCGGCGTGTGCGGCAGGTGCAATAGGTACAGGTAACGGTAGAAGTATTACACTGTGCGGTGCAGAAGAGCCGCCAAAAAAGAAAAACAGAGATGCTGAAACAGCAATGGCAGTTGCTGGTGTTGCTTTAATCGCCGTTGGTGCATATTATTTGCATACTAACTATGATTTTGAATTGAAAATGGATTTAACAGACAATTATCAACTATATGGCACACAGAAAACATTTAACTTGTTTGAAAAAAATGATAATTCATTAAATTTTAAGATGGAATTATCCCATACTACAGCAGATGATTTTAATGAAAACAAAATCTTTTTTGGTTTCACTGGTACTTTCTAGTATATTACTAGTACCTAGTATCAGTCAAGCATACGATAAAATACACTCGTTGCATGGTGTAAGGTCTTCCTTTTTATTAGGTAAGATAGGACCTTTCACTAACGATCAGTCAAAGAAGTTTAATACAACCTTAATGTATTTGTCTAACACTTGGACAGATGCAGAACGAGCAACCTTTAGACAACGATTAACCAATACTGGTGACACACATATTGATATGTATGTTCGTGCCACCAGAGGTCATCTGCCTGGTGGCATAGTAAATCCTAATGATGATTTCCGACAAAGACTCATAGAACTAAACCAGTCGGGACTAAAACCTGTATTGTGGATGACACCCGAATCTGCACATAGAGATTGGAAGGGTGATGCTACACATCATAAAGCGTTTATGGAAAAAATTATTAGACTTTATGATGATCAAGCATCTGCATATGTTGCTTGTTTAGAATGTGATGAGTACTGGACACCTGAACAAGTAAATGACTATGTTGCTTTTATAAAGTCAAAGACAAATAAACCTGTTGCTGTGCATTTGTCAGATGGTGTTGGTGGTTATAAAAAAGATACACGATATTACACTAATGCAGACTACATCTACTTACAAATAGGTGGACACACAACAGGCGATTACATATCAGATACAGAGACAGCAAAAAGAATGTTGACTGAGGCATTGACACTTGGCAAACCAGTAGTAGTTTCTGAGTATTCGTTATTCAGCGAGTCGGCACAAGCAAAAGCATTAGGTGATTTAATGTGTTCTATGGGTGCCGTAGGCACAGGTAATGGTAGAAGTATTACATATTGTGGGCATGAGGATGCCCCAACAAAGAAAAATGATAAGACTATGGCAATATTAGGTATAGGTGTTGCAATTGCCGCAGTATATTTCTATCAACAACAATTTAAAGAAATGCCTTTTAACTTTACCCTTAATGGAAATGAAGATTATCAAATATATGGAGCAGAAAAAGTATTTGGAATAACTGATAGTTTAGAATTTGTTATGAACTATGATTATGAAATTGCTGAACAATATGAAGATAATGTAATACAATTCTCTATTAGAGGTAGATGGTAATTGACATATTAAACTAATTATGTTATAGTAACACTATGCAATATGAAATTAAATCCGGGAAAACTTTGTATATGACTCATGCAAGTTCTCCCGCAGAAGCAGTTCAACATTTTAAGTCATCTATTGGAAATTTGCCTGTTGATTTTGTTAATTGTGTAGGAAATGGATCAGTGCTAGATAATGTTATAAGTAATTTTGAAAGGGAAAAAGAATCCTATTTTGATATAATTACATTTAATCATGACAAGTATTGATATTATAATTCCTCAAGGAACTATACATATAGAACTTTTGGATAATCCATTTGTTAAAAAATGGACAGAGCATTTCTGTAATATGCAAAAAGCATATGATATGGATTATCATACTGAAACACAGCCAGTTTATAATATTCTTAAAACTAATCAAGAAATATTAAAAGATTTGGCAAATTTAAGAAATACTATTATTAAACTTCGAGATATGGGTACAAATTTTCCATTTGATCCATGGAAAGTTACATATGAAAAGATTTTTCCTAATCATGATGCAGGGCAACAAACACTGAATGAAATACATCGGTATTTTACCACTGGTGGCAGAACATTAAATGAATATGAAAATCTTGGTATTCTTAATACTGGGCATTGGTCAGATGATTTTGATTCTAAATTTACTTTTGATAAAGAAAATGAAGAAGAATTTAAACATACACACGCCTTGGTTAATGATTATGTACATGAACTTGATCAAAGTATTTTAACTTCGAGAAAAGATATGGATTTTAAAAATCAAGCAGTTAATTTGCAATTTGAATTCGGAAGTCAAAAGAAAGATTGTCGTTTTGATAAAGGTACATTTGTTAATATTGTTGAAGATGATTATATGTATGCAGATGACGAAGTAGATATTGATGTTTGGTGTGGTAATGATATATTAGGAAAAGATTATATAGAAGCATATTATGATCATGACGATCCTTCTCAATGGGATGTTACTCCAATTGATGGACATAGTGGAAAGTTTAAAATTAATGTTAGTTCTCAGTGGTATGAAGAAGATAGTACTGATAATACTTTGCAACAATTAGTAAAAAGTGATAATTTTCAAAATTGGCTTAAGGAACATAATATAGAATATACGCCAGAAATGTGTGGTATGCCATTAGGTAAGGTAGTTAATGGTAAAGAATTAGCAACACGTGATAATTTTCAACAACCACCTATATATTTTGACATTATAGTAAATAATTAACATGTATAGACCCTTGCCAGATGGTATTACTGTAGGACCAAGTGACATTGAAGGTACTGGTCTTCTCACAACTAAACCAATTAAAGCAGATGTAGTTTTAGGTATTGTACATATTGCAAATAAGAATTTTCCTCATGGCTATATACGTACTGCGTTAGGAGCATTCTATAATCATTCTGAAACACCAAACTGTATTACGAAAAATGGCTATTGGCATCAAATTCCTGTAAAATATCTTGTGACATTGCGAGATATTGAAGCAAACGAAGAACTCACAGCAAAATATACATTATACACTGTTGATGATTATCCTTGGGAGTAATACGATAGTATATAGTATACTATTTCTTTCTTAAATACCAAACTAGGGGTTGATGATTATGGATCACGTGTATCGGGTATATAATTATCGCTGACTAGTTTAGCAACTTATTGGAGAATAATATGAAGGCAATAGTAATTGCAGCTTTAATTACAGGTTTTTCAATTAGTTCAGTTTATGCGTCGGACCACGGCGATGCCGCATGGCAAAATCATGTCGGCACAGCAGGCACTCCAGGATCATGTGAAATGGTAATGGAAGTTGGCGGTCCAGTTGAAGTTTGCGGTACAATATTCCATGGTCACGAGTTGACAAAGGAAGATTTACTAGCAAAGTAAACTATATAGCATAATTGAATCATTCGACAATAATAATTAATTGCTAATTAACATGGAAAGGGCCCAGAAATGGGCCTTTTCTTTATATACTGCTATAACCCTCCCCCAAATACACCTTAAATACTACGCTAAGAGTCGATATTGTCATACAACCTTTATTTGGTGAAACATGTGGAGGATGTATTCAAATATTTACTTTTAGTAATTTAGCAATTATTGGAGAATAATATGAAAGCAATAGTTATAGCAGCTATAATTACAGGTTTTTCGATTGGTTCAGTATTTGCTCACGCACCTGAAGGTCGGCAAGATGCTGACGTTCTACATGCAGGTACCGGTACAGTGTGCTGGACAGATTGGGATCGTGGTGGCGCATATGAACAATGCGGTACTACTGTCAAAACTGTTGTAGTAGAAGCAGAGGGCGGTCGTGGCGAATAAACTGTAAAATTCAATAATAATTAAACGCTAAAGACACGGAGAGGGCCTGATTGGGCCCTTTCCACTTATCTAATCCATAAACTTGGTTTTAACTTATAAGTGTGTCTTTTTTTTCCGAAGAACCATTTTTATGTACGTCACTACGCACTACTTTTTCAAGTTTTAAAAACGCAAGTCTTTCATTGGGAACATATCTCCAAACTATGCCTCTATCGTTTACTTTTTCAAATACTGTTTTAGTAACGCCAATTGTTATTATAACTGCTTCTTCACCATCGAGTAATACTACATCACCAGGGTTAAATGCGTTACTTAATTTAAATTTTATTCCTTTTGCTAAAGATGTTGCCCAATCTTTAATCATCATTGCCATAATAATGCTTACTAGTATAGTAAGCCAAGGCATTAAAAATGTTGTAAGTTGTAAACTAGTTGCTAGAGATAGTTCTTCGATATTCATATATGAATTTTCCTAATCGTGTAAATATTATTTATGGTAAAGAAAGTAGCATTTTGTATTGGCAATGGGCAATCTCGTAAGGGTTATAATTTAGAAAAATTACGAGATATTGGGCCATTATATGGTTGTGGTGCGGTTTGGCGAGATAATCATGTAGATAACGTAATTTGTTGTGATAAGTTTAAAGCAAGAGAAGCCGCAGAACATCATGTAGAAATGCGTTCAAATTTTTATACTAGAGCAGAGTATATACCGCATTTAGAAGCAGTAGGTATTAAACCACTGCCATCACTTCCTTATTTTGGATTAGAGCCACACGAACAACCTGCAGGTTGGGATAGTGGATTATATGCTGTGCATACTGCTATACATGAAGAAGCAGATGTAATAATGTTGCTTGGTTATGACTTTTATGGATGGGGTAACAACCAAAGTAGAGTTAATAACATATATAAAAGAACAAAGAATTATAATAAAGAGAAAAAACCACGTGATCCAATTACATGGATTAAACAGTTTCAGTTATTGTTTAAAACGCACTATACAGTAACATTTATTTTTATAAAACCTGAGAAATATCCACATCCGCCAGAATTTGATTCGTGGAGGTATGTATTGTTTGATACGTATGAGGGGTTGGATAAGTTTGTTGAAACGAAGTTAGAGGATATACACGGATAACGTTATTTCTTCTTGGTTTTTCTCGTTCTTGGGTTTTTCTTTTCTCTAACTGTTGTTAATTGTGTTAATAGTTTTTCTTTTTCTATATAATTTCGAAGATAACCACTTTTCACTTGCATAAGTCTTATTGAGAGAAGTAATTCCTGTTTTCCAATGAAATTTTCTATTTGAGAGTCAGGATATTTTTCTACGTCTGTTGCATCATAAATTATTAGTTTAGGTAAGTTGCCTTTCTGATAAAGAACGTCTGTTGCTAGATCAATATTTGATAATTTCTCATCTAGTTTTTTAAAATCTAACAAGTAATATCCGCCTGCTGTTGAGTCATGAAATTGTACTAATTTAACATTTTTTTGGTTTAATGTTCCAAAATAGTTAATACCACCGTTACCATCTGCACCATGTAACAATTGTTTTAAAAATTTTCTTTCACTTGAATTGCTATCTTGTTCAAGTAATTGATTCATTACTTTACTTACATATTCATATGATTTAGATATTGCATTTATTATATTTTTAGATCTTATAAAATTTTCCCTGACTGGTTCTATATCTATACCAAATATACGCCAAAGTTCTTTTTGGTACTCAAATCTTTCGTCTAATGATAAATTAACAGCGCCAGCACCTTTTTGCCCAAATTGTTTAGTAGTACCCACTTTAACAGATAAATCAAAATGTACTAATTTACTACCAGGTTCGTCACGAGAAGTATATTCCATATAAATGTCTGTCTTACTGCCAACTTCATCACTTATGCCATCTGATGTAATTGTAACAACATCAGGTTTTCCATTTGCTTCAAAGTATTTTGCATATTGGCCAACTCCCTTGTCATTAACATACTGAACAATACCTTTTACAATGTTTCCCATATAACTGTCAAATATTTTAGGATCTATAAATCCATTCCAAGTTGGTGGTTTTAATTTTACAACAAGTCTTACGTCATCTACAATATTACTATTTGCTAAATCGGGCAAATTACCACGATTGATAGTTCCATTATTTAATCCTAGTTCATTTACGATACTTTTTACATCTGCTACTGATATAGGTTCTGTAGGTCGTTTTATCATTCTAGCAAACGTAGCGGCGCCAAAGACACCTTCAGCCATTTCTCCTCTATTAGGATTACCCGCTTTCCCGCCAAAGTCAGCAGTTTTGAGTAAAGACTGTGAAGTAATTTCCTGACCAGATTTTGTTTTTAATACTATCTTTGGAAAGTTTTTTCCTTGTGCTTTAGTTTCTTTTGCTACTTTTACTTGATTTATTACATCATTATATGTGCTAGGATCAATAACAACGGTGCCTCCACCAACTAACTCAAAAGGTATGCCTTGTCTAATGTAATCTAAAAATTTAGCAGTACGGTCGTCATAGCCAGACTTAAACAGTTCATTAGATCTTAAGTCTGAAGATTCGGAAATGAAAAATTCATGATACTTCATTAATTCTTTGCGCCCTGTTTTATTTTTTCAAATTCTTTCTGTAATTCTTTAGTATAATTTTTACCAGATTTTTCTAAATTAGGATCTATTTTTCCAGTAGTAATAGTAGTTCCCAATGATTTGTTAAATTTTGTTTCAGCATCAGGCTCTGCTTTATCAGGGCCTTGTTCTGTATTTTGATCTGCTTTGTTTAATAGTTGTTGCCCAGCATCACGTGCTTCCTTACTCAAAGGACTAACAGGCGTTTCACGTCTATGTGAAATCGTACCCTGTGGTGTTGCCTCTATTAGAATATCAGAAATTTTCATAATACTACCATATTTTGTTTCCTATATTTATACTATTTGTATGCTAATAATAGTTTTGCTATTAAGTGAAAGGGATTATAAACTAAATATACATAACACAGGAGCGTGATACATGGTAAGCAAATTACTTAAAGAGTATTCTTCCAACTACCAAAGTAAAAAAGAGGTAGAAATAACATTAGAAGCATACTTAACATTATGTAAGAAAGATCCATTGGCTTATGCTACATCTGCTGAACGCATGTTAGCAGCTATCGGAGACCCAGAACACGTCGATACATCAGAAGATTCAAGATTGTCTCGTATATTCTTGAATAGAACATTAAGAGTTTTCCCAGCATTTAAAGATTTTTATGGACTAGAAGATACAGTTGAACGAATTGTAGGCTTCTTTAAACATGCCGCACAAGGACTAGAAGAACGCAAGCAGGTATTATATTTGCTTGGTCCAGTTGGCGGTGGTAAGAGTTCTTTAGCAGAACGACTAAAAGAACTAATGGAAATACACCCAATATATGTTCTTAAAGCAGGCGATACAATTAGTCCTGTGTATGAAAGTCCGTTATCATTATTTAACCCAGAAGTATATGGTGACCAACTTGAAAAAGAATATAAAGTTCCAAAACGTTATCTCACAGGCTTGTTAAGTCCGTGGGCAATTAAACGTTTGGATGAGTTTGATGGCGATATTACTAAATTTACAGTAGTAAAACTACAGCCTAGCAAATTAAAGCAAATTGCTGTAGTAAAAACAGAACCAGGTGATGAAAATAACCAAGATATAAGTGCCCTAGTAGGTAAAACAGACATACGCCAACTAGAATACTTTTCACAACATGACCCAGATTCATATGCATTTAGTGGTGCATTGTGTAAGGGCAACCAAGGTCTTATGGAGTTTGTGGAAATGTTTAAAGCACCAATTAAGGTATTACATCCACTACTAACTGCTACACAAGAAGGCAACTACATGGGCACAGAAGGTATTAGTGCTATCCCATTTAGTGGCACAATTTTAGCACATAGTAATGAATCAGAATGGACATCATTTAAAAACAACAAAAACAACGAAGCGTTTTTAGATCGTGTATATGTTGTTAAAGTTCCTTATTGCTTGCGTATAGATGAGGAAATTAAGATTTATGATAAGATGTTAACATCTAGTGGATTAGCGGATCATCCATGTGCGCCGCAAACATTAGATATGCTAGGACAGTATTCAATCTTGAGCAGACTACAAGAGCATGAAAACAGCAACTTGTTTTCCAAAATGCAAGTGTATAATGGTAAGAATTTAAAGGATACGGATCCGCAAGCAAAAAGTCTACAGGAGTATAAAGATACTGCCGGAGTAGACGAAGGCATGTCAGGTTCATCGACACGTTTTGCTTTTAAGATTTTATCTCAGACATTCAACTTTGACACAGCGGAGATAGCCGCTGACCCAGTACATCTAATGTTTGTATTGGAACAAGCAATAAAACGCGAGCAGTTTGGTGAGGAAAAAGAAAAGGCACTCATTGCTTTTATTAAAGAGTGGCTTGCACCAAAGTATGCCGATTTTATTGGCAATGAAATACAGAAAGCGTATTTAGAAAGTTATAGTGATTATGGACAAAACTTGTTTGATCGCTATATTCAATATGCTGACCATTGGATACAAGAGATAGATTTTAAGGATCCTGATACAGGCAACCTCTTTAGTCGCGATGTATTAAATGATGAACTAGAGAAAATAGAGAAGCCAGCAGGCATTGCTAATCCTAAAGACTTTCGTAGTGAAGTAGTTAATTTTGTTTTACGTGCTAAAGCAAAAAACAAAGGTAAAAATCCAAAATGGACAAGTTACGAGAAACTACGTGAGATTATAGAGAAGAAAATGTTTGCGTCTACAGAGGAATTACTTCCAATTATTTCCTTTGGTAATAAGCAAAACAAAGATGATCAACAAAAGCATGACGATTTTGTAGAGCGTATGGAATCAAAAGGCTATACAGAACGTCAAGTGCGGAGACTTGTCGAATGGTATATGAGAACCCAGAAGAGCAGTTAAGGGTTCAACATGACCAAGCATATTATAGATAGGCGACAAAATCCTAAAGGTAAGAATTTATCTAACCGACAGAGATTTATAAAACGCTCTAAAAAGCATCTTAAAGATAGCATGGACGAAGCCATGAAGACACGTTCCGTAAGGGACTTAAAGTCTGGTGGCCGTGTTCGTGTGCCTTCTAAAAGTATTAAAGAACCACAGTTTAATTATGATCCTAAATCAGGACAGAAAGATTATATACTGCCAGGTAACCAAGAATACTTACAAGGTGATAAAATACGCAAACCATCTTCTGGACAAGGCGGTGGTGGCGGCCAGGAAGGATCCGATGATGCTTATGGAGAAGATGATTTTGTTTTTTCTATTAATAGAGATGAATTCCTAGATATATTATTTGAAGATTTGGAACTGCCAAATCTTAGAGAAAAGAAAAAGAAAAGTATAGAGGAATTTACAACTCGTCGTGCTGGATATGTTAATGAGGGCTCACCTAATAACTTAAACCTTGAGCAAAGTATGATACGCAGTATTGGTAGACGTATTGCTCTTAAAAAGCCAAAAGGGATCCGGCTTAAGGAACTAGAAGCACGATTAGAGGAACTTAAAGAGGAAAGAAAACCTCTTGTTGTTATTATTGAAAAGTATCCTTATAATAAACAGGGCAGATGTAAAGAAGCACCTTTATTAAAAGCAATTGATGATGAGATTGCAGAAGTAGAAGCAGAGATTAAAAAAATAAGAGCACGTTACAATGCTATCTCTTTTATTGATCCAATTGATTTAAAGTTTAATAATTTTACTAAAGTTCCAAATCCTAAAAATGCCGCTGTAATGTTTTGTATATTGGATGTTTCAATATCAATGCAAGAACGTGAGAAAGATTTAGCAAAACGATTCTTTATTTTATTACACTTGTTTCTCAGTATGAAATATGATAAAGTAGATGTAGTGTTTATACGACATCATACTACTGCTAAAGAATGTACTGAGGAAGAATTTTTTACTAGTAAAGAAAGTGGTGGTACTGTTGTATCAACTGCTTTAGAATTAGCATACGATATTGTTAGAAAAAGATATGATTTGGAATATTGGAATGTTTATGTAAGTCAAGCAAGTGATGGTGACAACTTTACTACAGATAACCAACAAGTACAAGATGTCATGCAAAATAAATTATTGCCATTAGTTCAGTTTTTTGCTTATGTAAGCATTGTAGCACATTCACATCAAGTTAATAATGAAATAGGTACATCAGTAGGTAGTGGATTAGAAAAAATATATCAAGCATTAATGGATACTTTTGATTATGTACAAATACGTAGGGTACATGAGCCTAAAGACATATATCCAGTATTTAGAAAGTTCTTTGCGCCAAAAGGAGGAAGTAAAGATGAGTAAAACTTTATATGAGCCGCAAAGTGATTGGAGTTTTGATCTAATTTCTGAAATATATGACGCATGTGAAGATATAGCAGTTAATGAACTTGGATGTGACTGTTATGTTAATCAACTTGAAGTAGTAACGTTTGAACAAATGCTAGATGCTTATGCTAGTATAGGTATGCCATTGTCTTACAATCATTGGAGTAATGGTAAAGCATGGGCACACTATGAGAACCAATATAGAAAAGGCAGAACAAGTTTAGCATATGAGTTAGTCATTAATAGTAATCCTTGTATTAATTATTTAATGGAAGAGAATACAATGACTACACAAACTCTAGTTATTGCTCACGCCGCATTTGGACATAATCATTTCTTTAAAAATAATTATTTGTTTAAAACATGGACAAGTGCTGACAGTATTATTGACTATCTAGTATTTGCTAAAAATTATATACAAAAGTGTGAGGAAAAGTATGGACTTGATGAAGTAGAACTTTTCTTAGATTCCCTACACGCGATACGTAATTATGGTATAAACAAGTATAAACGCCCTCATAAATTAAATGCAAAAGCAGAAGCAGATAAGGCACAAGAGCGAGCAACATATTTACGTAAACAAGTAAATGAGTTGTGGGACACAACCATTGTTCCAAATAAGAAAGACCAAGAAGAAAAGGAAAAAAGAGTTAGTTTACAAAAGCCAGAAGAAAATTTAATTTACTTTTTAGAAAAAAATGCACCAAATTTAACTGACTGGCAACGTGAACTGTGTCGTATAGTGCGTAAAATTGCTCAGTATTTTTATCCACAAGGGCAAACAAAAGTAATGAATGAGGGATTTGCCTGTTTTGTGCATTATTATTCAATGCATAGATTACATGATAAAGGACTAATTACTGACGCCGCAATGTTTGAGTTTTTAAAGTTACATACTAATGTATTAAATCAACCCACATTTGACAAAAAATGGTATAATGGTATTAACCCTTATTCATTAGGTTTTGCTATGTTTATGGATATTAAACGTATGTGTGAGCATCCTACTAAAGAAGATAAGGAATGGTTTCCTGATATTGCTGGTGGTAACTGGAAAGAAATTATTTTAGATGCTGTTGCTAATTACAGAGATGAAAGTTTTATATTACAATTTTTATCACCAAAAGTAATTAGAGATTTTAAATTATTTCAACTTGGTGATAATAAGTCAGATCCTCATTATGTAGTTAAAGCAATACATAACAGCTTAGGATATAAAAGCATACGTAAAGAGATGGCACGACAATATGATTATAATTACCGTATACCTGACATACAAGTAGTTGATTATGATCATGATGACAAGCGTTCGCTATTATTGCATCATTATAAAGGACCAAGTGGTAGAGAATTGTCAAAGACAACAACTGTTGAAGTATTAAATTATATTGCTTATATTTGGGGTTATGAAGTACAATTAGATGTGTATAGTAGGCAAGCAAAATTTGTTGATGGTCAACACGTAGGCGAACCATTTCAGAAAGTGAATGGTTATAAATCCACTTCTACTGATGGGACACCACCGCCACCAGAAAAACCCCCAGCGAAGAATTTTGGTTATTGGGGAATGATGTTAACATCAGATGACTCTAGTACTATTTAACGTAGGTTGGCATTTAGAAATAACAAGACGCTGTCCTCTAGCATGTCCTGCTTGTGACAGAACAACAGATTTCGACACTATGGTAGTTGATTCTAAACGTGATATAGATGTCACCAATTTGAAAACCTTTTTTCCTAAGAACAAAGTTTCTAAAATAAAATATATTTTTATGCAAGGAAATCTTGGAGACCCTATATACCATCCTCAATTTCATGATATAAGTGAGCATTTTTTTGATACAGAAAATTTAAATGTCACTACCAATGGTATGCAAACCAAAAACTTTTGGCATAGAGTACTGGAAACTTGGCCTAAGGAATCTTCGATAACTTTAAGCATTGATGGATTACAAGACACAAATCATATGTATAGGGTTAATAGTAACTGGGGTAAAATACAAGGATTATTTGATCTAATTGCAAAAAAGAAACACAACTGTGAAATAGAATGGAAATATATTGTATTCGAACACAACCATCATCAAGTTGAAGAAGCAAAAAGTTTGGCTAAAAAAATTGGTATTGATAGATTTAGGATACAACGCACTAGAAGACTAGATCCGAAGTTGGATATAAAATCCTATGATAATCCCGAATGGTTTAAAAAGATTAACGTAGAATATGAAAATGCTCTAAGTCCTTTTTGCTATACAGGAGATATGCACTATATAACAGCGTTTGGTGATTATTATCCTTGCTGTTGGTTTGAAGGAAGATACAATGGTAGTAGATGGAAACCTTTGAATATAAAAAACAATACAGTACAGTCTTTTGAAAAACACTTTAAAAATTTTACACATGAACTAGAAGATTTCGAAACCTGTCCAGATGTATGTAAAAAATTTTGTAGAAAAATAAAAAATAATGGCAAGGACATGCAGGTACCTAATTCACAACTAAACAGAAGTATAATTGATCTATAATTGACAAATCATAAGTTATATAGTAGAATTAACATTAACTATAAATAGTAAAACCTTTCATGGAGCAATAAAAATTGTCTTTGAGTAATTATAGAAATATTGGTATCTTCGCGCATGTAGACGCAGGTAAAACTACGACTACTGAGAGGATCCTTAAGCTCACAGGAAAGATACACAAAATTGGTGAGGTACATGATGGCGCCGCAACCACAGACTTTATGGAGCAAGAGCAAGAGCGAGGCATTACAATACAGAGTGCCGCGACTACTTGCTACTGGAACGATCACCAATTAAACATCATCGACACCCCTGGGCACGTAGACTTCACTATTGAAGTCTATCGTTCCCTTAAGGTGTTAGATGGTGGTGTAGGTGTATTTTGTGCTAGTGGTGGTGTAGAGCCACAGTCAGAAACTAACTGGCGTTATGCTAACGATAGTGAAGTAGCACGTATTATATACATCAATAAAATGGATAGAGTTGGTGCTGATTTTAATCGTGTTGTAGCACAAATAAGAACGCGGCTTGGAGCAAAGCCGTTAGTTATGACATATCCAATTGGAACGGAAGATAACTTTGTGGGTATAGTTGATATACTTACACAAAAGGCTTGGATATGGTCAGATCCTACTGACCCAACTTCTTACACTATAACTGATATCCCAGAAGATAAAGTGCCTAGTGTGCAACTTGGTGACAAATACACATATAAAGAATTAGCAAAACAATATTATGATAATTTAGTCGAAACAGTTGTTGAGCAAGATGATGAAGTTATGATGCAATGGATGGATGATCCAGAAGGCATTAGCGAAGAAGATCTTAAAATGTGCATACGCAAAGGCACAATTAATAACGATTTCTTTCCAACATACTGCGGCAGTTCATTTAAGAACAAAGGCGTGCAAAACGTCTTAAATGCAGTAGTAGATTACTTGCCAGATCCAACTGAGGTTGATCCACAACCGGAAGTTGATGAGAAAGGCGTAGAGACAGGTGAAGTTGCTACAGTAGATTCTAATAAGTCATTGCGAGCACTTGCATTTAAAATAATGGAAGACAAATATGGCGCACTAACATTTACACGCATTTACTCAGGCAAGTTAAAGAAAGGCGACTCAATATACAATAGCACAAATGGTAAAACAGAACGTGTTGGGCGTATATTGGAAATGCATGCCGACTCGCGTGAGGAATTGGATAGTGCTGAAGCAGGTGACATTGTTGCATTGCTTGGTATGAAACAAGTGCAAACAGGTCATACATTGTGTGATAAAAAGAATATAGCAATACTTGAGCCAATGGTATTTCCAGATCCAGTTATTAGTATTGCAGTTGAACCAAAGACACAGGGTGACATGGATAAGTTAGGAACTGCTATTGGGAAAATGATAGCAGAGGATCCTTCCTTCCACGTAGAGACAGATCAAGAGAGCGGGCAAACAATACTTAAAGGTATGGGCGAGTTGCATTTAGATGTTAAGTGTGATATACTAAAACGCACATATGGCGTAGAAGTAAGCATAGGTAAACCACAAGTAGCATATAGGGAAACTATTACTAAAACAGTTAGTGATAAGTTTGTTCATAAAAAGCAATCAGGTGGTGCTGGACAGTTTGCTGACATTGAATATACTGTTGAGCCTCTTGAAGCAGGAGAGGGATTCCAATTTGAAAGTAAAGTAGTTGGAGGCAATGTCCCACGAGAGTTTTGGCCCGCAGTAGAAAAGGGATTTGAACAATCTAGTGAATCTGGTATACTTGCTAATTATCCAATGTTAGATTATAAAGTGACATTAACAGATGGTTCTAGTCATGCAGTAGATAGTAGTGCGGTGGCATTTGAGTTAGCGGCACGTGGTGCGTTTAGACAAACAATGGCTAAAGCCGGCCCACAATTATTAGAACCAATTATGAAACTTGACGTAATTTCCCCAGCAGATAAAGTAGGTGATGTTATAGGTGATATAAATAGGCGTAGAGGCATGATACACAATCAAGAAATGACTGGTGTAACAGTTCGTATATTCGCAGAAGCACCAATTGGTGAAATGTTTGGATATATAGGAGACTTACGTAGTCAAACAAGTGGTCGTGGTCAATTTAGTATGGAATTTAGTCATTATGCGCCATGTCCTAGCAATATTACTGAGGTTATCGTAAAGAAAACTTAAAACACCATATATTTCCCTTCAAAACCACTCTAAATATAATGATGGAATGGAGGATTTATATGATTCATTGTAAATCGTTGCTTAAGACTATAAGTTGGAGATGTGTTGCTACTATGGACACGTTTCTGATCGCCTGGTTAATTACTGGACAGTATACCTATGCAGGCGCAATAGCAGGACTAGAGATATGTACCAAAATGGTACTCTATTACCTCCACGAGAGAGGATGGGCTAGAATCAAGTTAGCGAAAAATGGAACATAGAACCTGTCACAGACGAGGATACGAACTTTTGACTCCCAACGTCTGGGAGTTATATGATGGAATGGAGTCAAAAGGCTTCGTAAAAAATTTTAAAAACGAAAAATCGGATCCGCCAGTATATAGAGCAATTGCTGATTCTGATTTAGGAGAACTACCTAAAGGTGGCATTCTACAAACACGTAAATGGGAAGATGAATATCCACCACATCTACAAGGCCCAGAAGTAAATGAGATACTTGATACTCGTGAGCAAACAATTCGCGATTTAAAAGGAGCAATACAACAATTACGAGATGAGTGTGGAGAGTTATTTACAGAGAATAAACAATTAGAACACAAATTAAAATATCAAAAACCAAGCGGCTCTACTAGATGGAAATTAGAGTATACTTGGATTTATGGTAAAGAAGTATATTGGGATTTTAAAACTAAGAAACAAGCAGTAGCACAAATGGAACAAATCCAAAACTTTTTTGGTAGTCGACTAGTAGAATCTATTAAAGACATAAAATATACAAAATACATATACGGAACACGCGGAGTAAAACAAGATGAAACTAGCGATACACAAAAGAAGTAAGTATTTTGCTGTTGGTAAGCGAAATAAACGTCGTGGTAAGAATAGACTTAAGACGAAAAGTCGCAATAGTCGTTCGACCACATAAATATCCTTGACTTTACTTTAAGTTTAGTCTATAATATATTATAGTATATCAATCAAAGGAGATATAACATGAAGAAGTTATTAATTGCCTTGGCATTTGGCGGACTCTTAATCGGGTGTGTCCAGGAAGAGGCAGAAGCCGTTGAGTTTGAAAATGCCATTAGTGTTTCTGCAGGAGATACTACACTTTCATTTGATCAAGACGGTGATGAGTTTTCTGTAGGCTGGTCTGGCGCATCTGTCTATCATAATGATAATGTTGAAGCTGGCATATCATTTGAAATGAATGTAGTAGGATCACTTTCTACAAAACTCTCATATGAATACACTAATGATGATGACAGCATCATAGGTGTTAAAACTCCAATTACGCTAATGGGTTTAACAACAACCCCGTCAGTAGACTGGAATATCAATGATTCAGATATTGATGGCGCATTAGAAAATTCATTTAGTTTAATGGGTGGTGGTCTTCGTACAAAATTTATGTTTGACTTAGATGACACTGATTTTACAGGATCAGAGTTTGAGGTTAATTACACACTATCATTGTCCGATAACCTTTCAGCACAACCATATGTTGAAGTACCCATGGATGACGACTGGGAACGTGGTGAAACAGTTGCTGGTCTAAGAATTTCATTAAATTGGGGCGGCAGTTCAAATTAGTAAATAAATACCTATGTGGCAGTCACTCGTAAAGTTAGAACTAAAGAAGAATATATTTACGAATCGCGAGATAACGGGGTTACCGTATCTCGGCGACTGCCTTTAGGTGAACAAAAAGAATATCTTATCACAGAAGAAAACGATAGAGAAACTGCGTTTAAGAAGAAAAAATTTGATTGGCTATCTCATGATGAATTAATGGATTTGGGCCGAGAAAAATTTGAACAAAAAGAATTGCGTGAAAAACATCCTGCGTTGAAAGAGGCATGGGAAAAATATCTTGTGTTGTTAAATTTAGTTAAATCGGGTAAATAGTATTATGCGTTACACTGAACTAAATGAAAGTGGTTCCATATACTGGGAAGATGAAGACTTTGATGCAGAAAACCCAACTGTATTAATACGTGGTTATGGCACACTAAAATATGAATCCCTCCAAAAAGCAATCGCAAGAGATTTGGCAGATATGTCTAATCGTGTACTAGAAGGTGGTTTAGAAGTTGTAGCAAATCATCAATTACTTGATAGTAAAAGCGCATTTAATGGCAAGGTTCAAGCATATTTAGATGTTACGAAAGAACTCGCAAAGCCAACAATCAAGCGAAAACTCACAATTCACAAGAAAAATAGTCTGTTTAACACTATAAAAAACAGCGAAAAGCCGCGTCGCGGCGAGCCATTTTGATCAACTTGACAAATCCCTCAAATTTTAGTATAATTTAGTATTACTCTTTTAATAGGAATAGTATTATGTTTATTAGTTTTATGCTTCACGGATATGGTGGAGAAGTTGTATTAGGTAAAATATCTAAAAAAGCGGCAGAGTTTTGGCAATCTGACGAGATGGAAGAACACTTTCATGATTATGTTTTTAGTGCAGAATGGTGGGAAGATGAAAACCCAACCATTAAAATACCCAAGTACGCCAAGATTGGTGTGTGGCATGATATAGATGATCTTGGACACGAATGGGGAGCGGCACAAAGCGGTGCGTATCTTACTATAAATGAAATGAGTGATGGTACTTGGGATGCAGATCATGTACGTGACATTTATTATGGTGAGTTTATGGATTATGTAAATGAGCACGAAGTAGAGATTCATTCTGATGAACAGCATCCTAATCCAAAAGGATATACTTTCTGCGGTGTTAATTCTGAGAAAGGTTCATTTTATCACGGTGTTATAGAAATCGAAGGAGAGTTTGATCCTAAAAAAGTTTCTTTTGGTGTCACAGAAATCCATCAGGATACTCTTATTACACAAATTTTTTATGGTGACGAAACTATAGATAATGATGGCGGCGGCACTGATGGCAAGGCCATGGATTTTGAAATTATAGAGCCTTGGGAGTAAATACATGTATGAGTATCAAACTTGATCCAGTTGATTTAATGGTTTATGCAGATGTAGCACAAGCATTTGAAAGTTGGTTGATCAATAATCCTCCGGAAGATGGTGAACCAAAAGGTATAACACAGTCACGAGTATTTGCAAAGTCGTATCTTAATTTATATTTAACATTTTTGGAAATGTTTTCATATGTGCCAAGAGATAAAGTAGAATATGAATCACATACGTCAGAAGGTGTTAAACGTAAATTTGAAAATATAAGTGAAATTTATACTGATTTAAAAGTAAATTCAAAATTAACCGATACTGAGAAAACGGTAATTGAGGAAGGAATCTCACAAGCATTTAATCGAGTAAAACCAACACTACATTAATATTATGACCCCAGAAATGAGAAAAGCGTTAGGAGAACTAACAGATTGCCAATTACTTCACGTAGTAAGTGAGATAATGGGTTATCATTACCAAGAAACATACGCCATTGCCCACAAGCAAGTTAGTGTTGAGGGTGATCCTTGGGAATCATGGTCACGCAATTTTAGTTTAGTTAAAGGTTCAGGCAATAAACTACCTGTTGCTGTTCGTTATGAATTAGAAGAAGCAATGGATAAATTCAGAAATGAAGATAGAATTAAACCAAAATACTTTACTGCTATACATAGAGCAAATGCTTATGTAAATGCCGTAGGACACAATGGCGATCCAGGATATAAAAAACCTACTTTATTTGGTGCTGGTGCTGGTACTATTTTAAAATGGATGGCTTGGCTATGGTTTGCATATTTTATATTGGGATTCATCGCTCGCTGTGGTGGCCCATAAACCTCCTTTTTGGAGGTTTATTTTTGACTTTTAATAAATAACGACATGAAGAGATTGCTCGATAAGTTTAAGCAGGAAGAGCCGCCTCCTCAAAGAAAATTTGTAGCAGAAATTAGAGACACGTTTAACGAAAAGAAGATCTATAGAGCGAGGTGGGTATGGTATCATACAATCCTTGCCGCGGAATTGTTTTTAATTATTATTTTGTTAATTGGGATATTGATAAAAATTTAAGGAACATAGTTAGGCGTGGCCACAACACCTATACACAAGCACTTAATCATAAGAGCAGAAGTAACAGATCCACCCGGAAAAGACGACATTCAACGAATGATCGATTGGACTACTGAGTTAATCGATGAAATAGATATGAAACTCCTTGATGGCCCTTTTTGTAAGTATGTGGACATTGAAGGAAACTCCGGACTCACCGTTGTAGCAATTATAGAAACCAGTCATATTGCAATGCACGTATGGGATGAAGCATCACCCGCGTTAATGCAATTGGATGTGTATACCTGTGGCCCATTTAAACCAATTTTAGTATTTGAGAAATTACGAGATTTTGGATTAACTAAACTTGAATGGAAGTATTTAGACCGAGAGACACAATTAAAATTAGAGCATATTGGCGTTTGGGACAATCCAGCGAAAGGAACAGGCTGGGAAAGTTTACGTGAGGCACAACTGCCTAATCATGCAACACTCAACAACGGATAAAGAAAAAGAATATAAACCAACTCTAATACAATGCCCAAGGTGTACTGCGTCTGGATTTGCTATTCATGACGATAAAACACATTGGAAGTGCCTAGTCTGCGGGCATGTTCAACCACATAAAGGAGCAAATGGAAACAAAATGAGCCATTGGCCATATACTACTGAGGAGTGGGAGATGGTTTCAAAAGCAAACTATGTCCACTTCAAGGACCCAGACATAGGTCCAGATCAATTAAAAGACACAAACGGAATACCAGAAGAAAAAGAATCAAAATTTACAAACTTAACCCAGCCAATTAAGGACTGGTTATTTAAGAGGTGGTAACATGTCAGATACCGCCGACTGGGAGGCCCTTAAGAAGAAAGCATTCGAAAGGGAGTTAGCAAACGACATATGGAAAAAATTAAAAGGACGTGAATTACCTGATACGTGGGATGAAAAACAAGTGCAATCAATTATAGAAAGATATTGGCACAAAGCAATAGCATTTAGCGAAGGATATTAGTGCCAGAACATATTAAATTTACTTTTAAATCAACAAATAAAGAACGTGCCATATTGTGGCCAAAAATCAATGATAAATTTATTATGCTTGATGAGACTCCACTGTGGCCTGCTTGCATAGCAACAGGAGATCATCGACAAGTTGCGGATATATGGATGGAAGTGCCAGATGATTTTGAAGATGGGGAACATACATTACAAATTGATATGATTCCAATGAATGAGTTTATAGAATCAAAATTAGAATCAATTGAAGTAAATGGTATAGAATTTGAATTTACTGATCAACGGTGGGGGGATGTTGTAACAACATATCAACAAGAAAGTGCTGATGTTTATATTGATCATTATAATGGGGAATTAGTTACGATGAATTTAAATAGAGACAATCAATTAGATAGTAATAAATATTGGAAGTTTAAATGGTTTGAAGAACCGAGTATATATGGTAGAGGTTCTTGGACTTTTACATTTTCATTACCATATATGGCATGGTATAAAAGTATATTTTATTGAGAAATTATGATTACAGTAACAGAAGCCGCACAAAAAAAGATAAAAGAAATGTGCGAAGAAAATGATATGCCAGCAGTACGCCCGTTTGTTCATGGTGGCGGTTGTTCAGGCATGTCACATTCTATGACATTTGCTGATGAAAAAGATTGGAGAGATACAGAAGTTGCTCCTTATGTATATGTAGATCCTGTTTGTATGCAATACATGGACGGAGCAACTATCGATTATGATACTTCAGGTATGAGCCCAACATTTGTATTTCAAGATGTATTTAGAGCACAAGGAGGCACTGGTGTTTGTGGAGGATGCGGAGCGGCAACTGGCCCTGGCTATTCACCCCATTAAATAAATACATTAAATGGGAGAGTAGTTATGATTAGTGATGCAGAAGCATTCGAGTATCTTAAATTAGAACTAAAAGAAACAGTTTTATCTCACCCAATCATTAAAAGAAATAATTATCTTTGGTGGTTTTCACAAACAACAGACTTAACCAAAGAAGATCTTATTATTTTAACAAAAGAGTTTTCAGTATTTTCAAATCAATTTATAGTTGCTCAACTACACAAAACACTTAATGCTAATAGTTTGGAACAGATGCATGATGCCAAAGAAATATTAGTAAATGAATTGGGTGTACTTTTTACAAACGAAACAGTGGATAACAGCACATTTAGATTTAAGGCCGCTCATTTTGAGTGGCTTGTTCATTTTGCAAGCAAGTTAGGCTTGGAATTTAATGATATTGGTAAACGCAAACATGGCAGTCCATCAACATTATTTTATTGTGACGAACTAATACGTATATATGGCAGTCCAGATTTTAACACAGCCGCCGGTGCTAGTTTTGCTGTAGAGAATTGGGCCAATGCTGGTTTTTGGCAACAATTAATGGATGGCATAGAAAATTTTAATGAGTATAATACAGAGGGTATTACATTACCATTGCAGTTTTTTTCATTCCATGATAAACTAGAAGCACAACACGCACAACATACTTGGGATGAATTGCGTGATTTACATGATAAAGAACCAGAATTTGATAAAGATAAGTTTATTGCCGCTGGTATGGAAATGTTAGATGGTGTTTATGCTTTTTGGGAAGGTTTAGATCAAAATAGAATTGCCAGATATTGGAGAGAAACTCGAGGCGGTTAATTAAATATCTATATGGAAGTTAAATTAGTATTTGATATAAAACCTGATATCAATGTACTAGTAAATCAAATTAAAGTAGATACAAAATTATCATTAATAGTTAATAGTGATACAAAAACACTTCTTCCTGAGTGGATGGACATACAAGCACGAGATGATGATAAATTATTTACTAATGGCTATATATTAAGTTTTAATATAGTAGTAGATGAGCATGTTGTTTCTGATCAACGTATTACTATTATGCCATATAAATGGGGTTTTCCTAAAAATCTTACTTTAAGTAGTATTATATTTGATAATATTAAGATAGATGCTAGTGAAGGTATTCTTACAGTATGTGATATAACAACATATAAATGTGGGAATTATATACAAGAAGGAAACATTCTTAATGATCCTAATAGTTCACTTGAAGTTAAATTTAAAACTCCGCTATATGATTGGTTATTGGATTCATTATTATGATTATTGAACACAGTAATATATTTCCAATATTTGTTAGTGAGTTTGATTTAACTGATCACGAATGTAATTCATTAGTAATTAAGAAAATAGATACTTATTATGAAAAGAAAGACCCTACTTTATACAATAATAATAGAGAAAGATTTCTAAATGAACCAGACTTGATAGAATTATGGAAAACATTTCAAGAATGTTGTGATATATATTGTGAAAACGCAAATATAAAACCTGTTATCGTAAGTTCTAATTGGATCAATGCATTGCAATTAGATGATAATCTTAGAGCACACAGACATCCAGTAAGTGTAATAAGTGGTGTATACTACCCTTATGTTGAATTAACAGAATCTCCACTTATATTTGAGAATCCTGCTAGTCCAATAATAAAAGAACATAATATACGCCGTATACTGAAAAATTTTAATAATACATCAGGATTATCTAAAAAAGATTACGAAGTTAATGATATAGAGTTTCATCCACAAAATGAATCATTAATTATTTTCCCTTCATATTTAAATCATTGGGTTAACTCAAGTACTACAAATAAAAGATATACTGTAGTGTTTAATACATTGTTGTATTCTGAAAGAAAATCATTTAAACCACACCTTAGGGATTATAGGATAGAGCCACACGAAGATAAATAATATTAATAAAATTTAATTCATGAGAGAATTTAGATATGTCAAACCCAACGAATATACGAACATTGCTTGAAACTTTGGATGTTATTAATGAGGCCGGAGGCTCTCCCCATTCGGAAGCTAAACCTGGCTATAACGATGATGGATCCCGAAAAACTGGCTTTTCTCTTGCTAGAGCACAAGATGAATTGGCTCAGATTCAAGCACAAATAGCCGCTCTCCAAGCAAGAGCACAGAAAATACAATCCGCTCAACCAAATGTAATACCAAGTGATATAACAGGTATGGCAGGCAGTGGTGATGTAAACAAGGAACTTGCGGCGATAAAGGCTGAACGTCGAGCGATAATGAAAAAAGCATGGGAAACAGGTGATCCCAGTTTAATAACTAATGCTGACGACAGAGAATCTTTAGGATTGCCTCCACTTGCTCAAAGTGTTGACGGCAAAACACCACAAAAACATATGCATGATGGTCCAAGAGATCCAGTTATGGATGGACCACCACCAGATATTGCTGGTGAAAAACCTGATCTTTGGGCCTACGCTAATAGAAAAAATAAAGAGCAATATGAGAAAGAACTTAAGGCAAGAGAGGAAGCCAAAGCAAAAGGATTCATACCAGAACCTTGGTCACATGCGGCAAGAAGGGGTATGCCAGATGCACCAGACCTTTTTAAATGGGCAAAAAAGAAAGAAATTGAGAAAGCCGCTCAACCAAAGCCTGAGCCAAAGAAGGGATTATGGGGTAAACCAATGAATCCTGAAACCGGCGCAGATGCACGAAATAAATGAGACTTAAAGAAATTTATATTAAAGAAGAAGCAACCGCTGGTGCAACAGCCAGCGGTAATATTGCTTCTATTGCAAATCCACACGTTACTAACCCCTCACGTAACTCAGTAGCATATACTGGCAAACCTGGTGTATCAGGCAAAGGTCCAGTAAAACAATATGTAGCAAAAAAGCAAAAACCCACTGACAATGCTTTGGATGGTGATGCTTTGTTAATGTCTAGCAAAGAACCAAAAATGATTAGACGTCAAATTCAAGAAGGCTCATTATATGAAGGTTGGCCACTTATTGCAGGTTTAGCGGCTTTGGGTGGTGCTGGTTATGCTGGTTATAAGAAATTAAAAGGCGCCGCAGATAAAACTGTGAAAAAAGTTGCTGATCGCAGATCTAAGACGGATGCGGCGATTGATACGGCCCTTGGAACTCCCACACCTAAGAAAAAGGCTAACGAAGGCATTAGGATTGAGCCACGTAGCGAAGCAGGGAAAGCAAGTGCATTTAAGCAAGCAATGGCAAACGCATCTAAAAATAAAGAAACGCGAGCAATTAATACAGAAAAATCCAAAAGACAAACTGCTCAAGCCGCTGGATATAAAGCAATTGTGGGCGGAAAAGATCTATCTCAGATAGCCAAAGGCCCCGCTACTAAAGCACCAAAATCACAGAAAACCACCGACCCCTCCGTCCGCGATAGATAACCCACTGATTTCATTGACTTTTTAACTTATTGATTTCATTGACTTTTCTGCGAATTCCGACTTTTTTCACTAATCCTTTAAAATCAAGCATTTAGAGCACAAAAAAGAGTGACAGATCTGCTCGATATGCTATAATAGTGGTATAGTTAAGTAAACCCAAGTACAGAAACTATGTCAAAAACCCTTACATTCGCCCCAGGTTGGACCCAAACCATCAATACCTCGAATGAGGTTGATGAGCGGAACGACCTCCTCTCATACATTTCGGATACGTATAAAGGACTGTACGGTTTCCGTCCTCGCTTTGATCAGCGTGAATACACTCTTACAGATCTGCGTAGGCAGGCTGATGAGTTGCAGGCGGACGTATTGCGCGAAGCGGAATACGCGAAGCAGGAGTTTCTCCGCAAGAAGCGGGAGAAAGCCGCTCACAAGCGGGCAATGAAGTATTACATGAATCTCAAACCGCGTAGCAATGCCATGGAAGTGGCAATGCTTGACGCACTCGACAAGGTAGCCTAATATGTATAACGATTTTGGAATGTTTACCGACAAAGGTAATAACGAAGTGGGCAAGATAGTTTTAAAGGCTATCAAAGATATGCACACATGGCCCTGGGTACTGAAGAAACTGGAAGATCTTGGCAAGCGTAAAGGTACCGAAGAGGCAACTGATACGATGGTCCGTGAGATATGTTTTGATACTATGGATCGAGCCGGCGCCCTTCCTGAAGGGCAGTCATTTTGGGGATGATATAATGTCATACGCAGAACATTTGGAAAAATACACAGGTGATTACTCGCCTAAATTACCGATCAGCAAAGACAATCGGTACAAAGGTTGGTATCTCGAACAGCACAGTGAAATGGAAGCAGATGGTGATTGCTCCAAAATTTATCATGTTGCTCGCTCGTGGCCCTCAGGTGATGTCAGTATTGATTGGACACCGTATGAGTATATGACGGATGAAGAATTCAAACTGTGGATCGAACTTAAGATGCCTGGTCGCATATCTGCTGGCCCGCTTCGTACAGAAGATCTCTGGACACTTGCCAAGGAGTATATGAACAATGACGGTATACCAGCATAAGCAAGATAAAAATCTCATAGTCTGTAGTGAATGTGCCGAGTCACACGCTATAGACTTGGATGAGTATGTTGAGAGCGCATTTAGTGAATGCTCTATTTGTGGCTATGTGGATGTAAAGGCCCGTGAAGAGTATATGTGGTGGTCTCATAAACTTGATAGTGAAATGAGTGATTGGGAGGACGGCAGTCTTCCTATGGAGAAAGAATAGGCTCCCATGGTGGAATTGGTATACACAACAGACTTAAAATCTGTCGGCGAAAACGCCTTGCTGGTTCGAGTCCAGCTGGGAGCACCAATAGAGGGGTGTAGTGTTAATGGTAGCACGGCGGTCTCCAAAACCGCAAGTCAGGGTTCAAATCCTTGCACCTCTGCCAAACTGATATGAAAAGAATACTAACATTATATTTCACGTATAAAGGACTCAGTGGTTTTGAGGTTGATCAATACGTGCCATTTACTACTGCGGTGGTAAATGATGATGAGGAATACGAAAGAACACAAAATTGGCTTGCTACTATTTTAGACGCTCGTCTTAAGTGTGATCAAGATATTTCAAGTTTTGTTATAACTGAGATGGAAGAAACCGAAGAAGAAACCGCAAAGCAAGAAGAAAGCCTTGGTGCTTTTATTGAGACAAAAAAGAAAACAATCCCTAAACCTGAAGGTAACATAGTTACCGTAGATTTTGGAAAGAAAGATGGACCCGACGACACAAAAGATAATTGATCATTACAGAGCCATCAGTAAAAAGATGATGGACAATGTAGCGGCAAGTCAAGGAGATTTGATATTTGCGGCAGGCCAGGCTAAAGTAATACCACCTGAGTTAGTTGCAACATATGAATCAGGATCAGTTCAAGGTCTTATGTACAAAGTATATAAGGATTGGAAGGACAATTTAACTTGTAATTGTCCGGGTTTTGTTTACAGGAAAAAGTGTAAGCATATAAGCGGTTGATTATATGCTTGACAGGATGAGCAAAATGCAGTATCATAATAGTATGAAGAACCCTCGCCGTAAGACGAGATTCGCCCGTGTTCTGTTTGAACGCGATAACCCTTACTCTCAGAAAGTTGAGCGTAAGAAAACCGCTTATACCCGTAAAAGGAAGCATAAACCCGAGTATGAGCAAGAGATAGGAGACCATTATGTCTGATCAACAGATTATCAGTAGTGTTGGCACAGTTGATGCAATGAAATTGGCTGAGGCAAGGATAAAAGAGGAACAGTCGCATTACCCGAGCATTCAAGAAGTTGGTGAAGTAGTACGATGGGTTGGAGATCCGCCAGACAAAGACGGAGAGTCGTTATATAGTGGTTCATTTCGTTGGATGTTTACTGATATTGCTCGGTGGCAGAGAAAAGTAAACCCAGGTGAAAGTTATATTATGGTCGAGAGTGCTCTTGAAGAGACTCGCTTTCCGACTTGGGGTGAAGCAGTTGATTATTTGACTGCTGAAGACAATTTTCACGCCAAACGTTACTATCAAGCGGCTGTTGAAGTAGAATTAATGGGTGATAATGACGAGGATGAATGACTTATTTGATAAGTACGATGTAGTAGCTGATATGGTTGTTGTGTTTGG